GAGCAATCGTGGCCATGCCCCACCCACCCGCGCGGAACAAAGCGGAACCGGCACGGGCCTGTGTTTTCATTTGCCGGTTTATGCCACCCTGCCTCCCCATCTGGCGATGTTTGAGTTGAACCGCAGCGCGGATCACGCCTGTGTCACGTCAGCACGGAGGTGGTTCAGCATGGCGCAACGGGAAAAGCTCACCGAAAAGCTGGTCAGGGCCGCCGAGCCCCGGACGGGCATCTATCAGGTTTTCGACGAGGACGTGCGCGGGTTTTCGCTGCGGGTCTTCACCTCCGGCAGCAGGAATTTCACCTTCGATTACCGGGTCAGGGGCCGCCAGCGCCGCTTTACCATCGGCCGATGGCCGGAATGGACGGTCACCGCCGCGCGCGAGCAGGCCAAGGCGCTGCGCCGCATCATCGACGATGGCGGCGACCCGCTGGCCGAGCGCGAAACCGGCATGACGGCCCCGCGCATCCCCGATCTGATCGACCGCTATATCGAAACCCACCTGCCCAATCTGGCCCCGACCAATCGCGCCGACCAGATCTCCATGCTGCGCAAGCTGGTCCAGCCGGTCTGGAAGCACAAGCTGGTCGAGGAAATTACGCTGGAGGATGTCGACAGGTTGCTCGCCCAGATCGCCAAGGGCCGCGCCCGGCCGTCCAAGGCCAAACCCAACAATCGCGCACGCAAGCTGCAGGGATCGAAGCCGACGCCGATCCGCGCCAACCGAACCGGCGAGGTCCTGCGCAAGATGTTCAACCTTGCGGTCCAGTGGAAGATGCGCGCCGACAATCCCGCCATGGGATTTTACCGGCGCATCGAGACCGAGCGCGAACGCTATCTGAGCATGGACGAAATCGACCGTCTGGCCAAGGCGCTGGGCACGGCCGAAGACCAGCGCGCCGCCAGTATCATCCGCATGTGCATGTTGACCGGCGCCCGGCTTGGCGAGGTGCGCTGCGCGCGCTTCGAGCAGTTCAATCTGGAATTTGCCACATGGTCGAAACCCGCGAGCACCACCAAGCAGCGCAAGATCCACCGGCTGCCGATTTCGCCAGATGTGGCCGCCATCGTGCGTCAGCGGCAGACGACCGTGCATCAGGGTTGTCCATGGCTGTTTCCCGGCGATGTGCCCGGCCAGCCGGTCAAGGAAATCCGCCGCTTCTGGCGTCAGATCCAGATGGAGGCCGGAATTGCCGGTGTGCGGATCCACGACCTGCGCCACACTTTCGCGTCACTGCTGGTCAGCGGCGGCGCATCGCTGGAAATGATCGGAAAGTTGCTGGGGCATTCGCAGATGCGGACCACGCAGCGCTATGCGCATATGATGGATTCGCCGCTGCGGGACGGGGTGAATGCGGTCGCGGAAATGATGAGGCCACGGCTGCGCATTGTTCAGGGCGGGCGTTGAACTCGCCCTGAACGGGCATCAACGCCGTCAATCAGTCAAATTCGTGGTCTATTGCGGCTTTTTCAGTACGCGCCAGATCGGGGTGAGCTTGCGCCGGATCTGGCTCTCGTCGGGAACGGACCCATCCTTGGCATTCGCCACGAACCAGTCTTGACCCTCGCCCACAAACTCGGCCTGCGTTTCTGGCAATCCGTGATCGAACAGCCTGATCATCAGAAATTGCAGCATGCCTTCCCAGTCGTGCCGCGAGGACCGCCCGGGGCTGACATGAACTCGCTGCAACGGATCATATTCCTCCTCGAAGCGCTGGGCCGCCGCCGCCGTGACCAGAAAGTCGCCCAGCTCGACCGGCACCCCCTGCCCCGGATCGGTGATGATCCGCCACGCCGCCGTGCCCGGCGCGCGGACGCGCCAGAGCATGCAGGCCCCCTGCTCCAGGCGGTTGCGCCGAAACAGCGGGATGAGGTCCTCGGCGCAGACCGCCACCAGCCCGACCAGGGGTTCGGCATCGCCGCATCGGACCAGGCCGATGCTGGTGACGATTTCAACGATGTCCATCGTAGCCCATCCCACAATGTCAACCGGCGCGCACCCCCAGCGCGCTGACAGTTCGTCCAAAGTCCAGAAAACACGTGCCGGCAAAGCCATCGCTCCATCCTCTCAAAATCATGATGAGGAGCGCGCCCGGCCATGGCCACAGACCTGCCGGGAACGCCCCGGCGGCACCCTGTCAACGCACGTCATGGTTGTTCATCAGACAAAATGACTCGCCCTGATATTCGGGCGAAGTTCGAGGATACATCAATAAAACAAGGGGTGGCACGAAGGTCGGTTTGAATTTGCCGGTTTATGCCACCCTGCCCCCCCCCGTCCTCTGATCCGCTGCACCCGAGACGCAATCGCCCGCATTCGGGCGCAATCGGGAAGGATACGCGGATGCTGGACAGGCAGGACATCGACCAATCGGGGCCTGACACCGACCTGCTGGAGGACTGGATCAGCCGGCATGATCTGGCGATCAGCCTCGGGGTTTCCGAGGACACGCTGTGGCGCTGGGACATGAGGCGCACCGGCCCGCAGAGCATCAAGCTTGGGCGCAAGGTCTATTACCGGCGCACCACCGTGCGCAACTGGCTTGAGACCAGGGAACAAGCTCGCAAGACACCAGCGCGGGGGCGGCGATGAGCGGCCCGGTCATGCATCCCACCTGGCTGACCGAGCGCTTGGCCGAGGCCCGCTGCGTCACCGCTGATGTGGCGCATCATTCCGACCATCTGATCCGGATCGCCTGCCATGTGCTGGCCCGCCATGGCGAGACCGGGGCCGAGCGCGAGGACGCGCGGCTGCTGCTGCTGATCCTCGATGCGCAGCACCCAAATCGTGCCCGGCGCAACAATGATGACGATCACGATACCGGGGAGGTGCAGCCATGACGCGCCGTGGCACCCCCGAGGCCGATCTGCAGCGCGCGGTCGTACAGGCGCTGCGCGTCGCCCTGCCCCGCACAGCCATCATCCATCACAGCGCCAACGAGGTCACCGAGCCCGGGCCGCGCGGCGCCAGGCACCAGGCGATCCTCACCGGCATGGGCGTCCATGCGGGCTTTGCCGATCTGATGGTGCTCTGCAACGGCCGCGTGCTGTTTCTGGAACTGAAGGCACCGAAAGGCCGACTGCGGCCGTCGCAGGAGGCGTTTCGCGATGCCGTTCTGACGCAGGGCTTTGGTTGGGCGCTGGTCCGCAGCCTTGATGATGCGCTGGGCGCGCTGGCCGATCACGGCTTCACCACCCGCATCGCCGCTCCCCCGCGGAGGGTCGCACCATGAGTCATGCCGCCACCAACTGGGCCATCCAGCAGCGCGGGTTGAAGCCCGCCACCAAGATCGTGCTCTGGCATCTCTGCGACCGCCACAATCCGGATTTCGGCTGCTTCCCGACACAGGCGCGGCTGGCCGAGGATGCGGAAATGTCGGTCTCGGCGCTGAACGACCATCTCGCCCGGCTCGAGGCGCTGCGGCTGATCCACCGCGTCCGCACCCATGATCCCGGCACCCACAAGCGCCAGGCCACCCGCTACATCCTGGGGTTTGAGGATGGTTTTCCACCAGAGCCAACTCCGGAAGGCGGAGATGGCGAAACCGGAACGGAGGACGAACAGAACGGCGAGCCAACTCCGGAATTCGGACATGGAGCCATCTCCGGATTTCCGGCAAAGCCATCTCCGGATTATGCCGAAAGCCATCTCCGGAATTCGGAGACTAACCTTGTAAGAGAACCTTTAAGGAAACCAGTAAAGGAGGAGGAGGGCGCGCAGGCGCGCGAGGCCGATTTCGATCGGTTCTTCACCGAGCTGCTCACAGCACTGGGTCTCGATTTCGCCGCCCTGCCCGGCTGGTGGCAGGGCTGGCCGGCAGAGACCCATGTCCGGCGCTGGATCGAAGAGTTCGGCCTCTCCGAGGACCGGATCATCGAGATCGCCACCGCGTCCCGGAACACCCACCCCACCCCGCCCGATGGTCCCAAGGCACTGGACCGCGCCATGGAACGGGCCGCCCGGCAGGACGCGCAGGCGGCCAGCGCGGGACAGGGCCGGAAGCCCCGCCGCCGCAAACCCGATCCGACCCCCCTGCCCAGCATGGATGAGCGGGCGGCCTTCTATGCCGGCCTGGTCAATTCCGACGGCTTCCTGCCGGCCAGCATGATCAGCAATTCCATCCGCGACGCCATGCTGGCCCGTGGGCTGGTCACCCCGGAACGGCTGCGTGATCGGGGGGTGCTGTGAATGGCCTGGTGTCACGTCCCCGGCACGGACTGTCCCTCTGCGCCGGCGGCGGAGGCCTGGATATGGGCCTCATGCTTGCCGAACCCGACTATCACAGCCGCGCCTTCGTCGAATGGGGGGACTGGCCCCGATCCGTGCTCATCGCGGCCCAGCGCGCGGGGTATTTCGCCCCGGCGCCGATCTGGGACGATCTGCGCAGCTTCGACGCCCGCCGCTTCCGCGGCGCCTTCGACACGGTGCTGGCCGGCTATCCCTGCCAGCCCTTCAGCGCCGCAGGCAAGCGCGCAGGCGCCAAGGACCCCCGCCACCTCTGGCCCGACGTCGCCCGGGTTATCAGGGAGTGCGCCCCCGAATGGGTCTTCCTCGAAAACGTCGCCGGTCACGTCACCCTCGGGCTCGAGACCGTGCTGCGAGAGCTTTGGGCAATGGGCTACACGCCTGCGGCAGGTCTGTTCTCAGCGGCAGAAGTCGGTGCGCCGCATCAGCGCCAGCGGGTCTTCATCCTGGCCCACACCGATGAGCCTGCATCCCGGCACCGCCAGCTACAACCCGGCCGGGAACAGCGACTTTACCCGCAAGGCCGAGGCGCTGGCGCTGGGCATCACCGGCACCTGGTCGACGCCCAAGGCGACGGATGGGGCGAAGGGCGGGCCGAACCAGCGCCATGGATCGGGCGGCACCCCGCCCCTGCCGGCGCAGGCAGCACAATGGCCGACGCCGGCGGCGCAGAACTGGAAGGGATCCAGCGAGGCCAGCATCACCCGCACCGACGGCAAGAGCCGGATGGACCTGCTGCATTACCGGGCGGAGCAGGGCTTCATCCGCCCGGTCCCGGTGATCATGCCGCATGGAGCGCGGTCCTTTCCGCACGCCCCGATCTCGCGCCGGCTCTGGGCTTTCATGATTGCCTCGCATGGGCGGGTCGTCTCGCGGCGGATCCTGAAGGGTCGGGCTCGGCGACGGCTGAACCCGCTCTTCGTCGGATGGCTGATGGGCTGGCCCATCGGACACGCGCTCTGCGCCTGCTCGGCAACGGAGTTCATCCTCTGGTTGCAGCACATGCGTGGCGCGCTCTCGCAGCTGCCCATGGCCTCGGGCCCGTGGATCTGGCGGCCGGCGGATGCGGCCCAGCGCCCGGCGCAGATGGATTTCCTTGAAGGATTGCAGCCATGAGCATGCAGGGACGGATCAGCCGTGCCGGTGGCACGCGGATCAAACGCGCGCTGGGCGTGCAGACGGCGCTGGAATGGGCGTTCCGAGTCGAGAAAGCGCAGTTGGAACTGCCGCTGCCACAGGACGTGACCGAGGAAGGTTTCGGTTTCGGCCTCGAATATGTCCTGATCCAGCGCGCCATCCTCGGCTGCAAGATCGACGGCGGCCAGCACAAGATCGGCAGCTACACCCATGAGGATGCCGAGGTGATCGCGGCCTGCGTCGCCGGGATCCCCGACGCGATGGGCGGCAAGCGCATGGCGATCCGGGTCGCCGAACTGGCCCGCGCCGGCCTCACCCCCGACTGGATGCCCGGTGCCGTGCCGCGTTGTGTGCCGGTCGAGGTGAAACGCAACCAGCATGGTGAGCGCGCAACCACCATCGTGGCTGGCACAGAGCGTGTCCTGACCCGCGGCAAATGGCGCAGTGTTGAGATCCTGGCCTGCCCGGTTACCTATCGACCGCATCCCCAGCAGATCGCAGCGGCCCGGCGCGGCTATGACGACTGGTGGCAGGCGCTGGGCTGGATCCGCGACGGGCTGATCGCCGGCGGGATGCTGCGGGAAGTCGAGGTGACGGCGGCAATGCCGAAGGTAAGACCGTGGGCGCTCAGTCGAACAGTAAAGTAAGCAGCAAGGTTGGCTTGCGGGCGGGGGTGATTGGGGGCAGATTGGCGGAAAAATGATTGCAGGACTTTTTCTTTATGCCCCTTCTTCACTGGCTGACCCGTGATCACGATCTGACCGCCGCTGATCGCGTGCCCTATCGGCTGCTGGATGAGGTGTCTGAACTGTCGATTCTCGATCCGAATGGCGGCACGGATGGCAATCTGCTGGTGCAGGGTGACAATCTGGAAGCGCTGCGGGCGCTGTTGCCGTTTTATGCCGGCCGGGTGAAATGCATCTATATCGACCCGCCCTACAATACCGGCTCGGCGTTCGAGCATTACGACGACAGTCTGGAACATGCCAAATGGCTGGCGATGATGGTGCCGCGCCTGCAATTGCTGCGCGAGTTCCTGCGCGAGGATGGCTCGATCTGGGTCAGCATCGACGACCGCGAGGGCCATTACCTCAAGGTGGTGATGGATGAGGTTTTTGGGCGGCGGAATTTTGTTGCGAATGTAATATGGCAGAAGAAATACGCACCCCAGAATGATGCAAGATGGCTCTCAGACAGCCATGACCACTTGCACTGCTATGCAAAGTCAAAGGAAAGCTGGAAACCAAATGGATTGCCGCGTTCGGAGGCAACGAGTTCCAGCTATCGCAACCCCGACAATGACCCTCGTGGAGTATGGATGTCCGACAACCTGTCAGTTCGGACCTATTCGGCAGCAACTGACTATCCGATTACGACTCCTGCCGGTGTCGTAATGAGCCCACCGCGGGGCCGCTGCTGGAGCGTGAGCAAAGAGCGATACGCTGAACTCCTCGCGGACAACCGTATCTGGTTTGGGGTCAACGGGACTGCAGGGCCCAGGAGGAAGAGGTTCTTGAGTGAGGTGTCCGCAGGCATTGTCCCCACAACTATTTGGCTGCGGGAAACCGTTGGAGACAATCAGGATGCCAAGCGAGAGGTGCGGGCAATCAAAGCGGACGAAGTTTTCGCCACCCCCAAACCCGAACGCCTGCTCCAGCGCATCCTGCATATCGCCACCAATCCCGGCGATCTGGTGCTGGACAGTTTCCTCGGCTCGGGCACCACGGCGGCGGTGGCGCAGAAGATGGGGCGGCGCTGGATCGGCGTTGAAATGGGCGATCACGCACGCACACATTGCGCATTGCGGCTGAAAAAGGTGATCGAGGGCGAACAGGGCGGCATTTCCTCGGACGTGGGCTGGCAGGGCGGCGGCGGTTTCCGCTTTTGCACGCTGGGCGCGGCAGTGTTCGACGGCGCCGGGCGGATCAACCCGGCGATCCGCTTTGCCGATCTGGCCCGGCATCTGTGGTTTTCCGAATTCCGGGTGCCGCTGGCAGCACCTACCGATGGTCCCTTTCTGGGCGCGCTTGACGGGCGCGGGCTGGCGCTGCTTTACAACGGCATCCTCAAGGATCGCTCGGCCAATGGCGGCAATGTGCTGACCCATGCGGTCCTGCGCCTGATCCAGGACGAGGCGCGGGCCGCCGGCCATTCCGGGCCGATCACCGTCTATGGCGCGGCCAACCGGCTGTCGGAACGGACGCTGACCGAGGCGGGGGTGAGCTTCCGCCAGACGCCTTGGGACATCAAGGCGAGGGCATGAGCATGGAATTGAAGCGTTACCAGCGCGCCGCGCTTGATGCCCTGTCGCGGTTCCTGACGGTCTCGGGCGCGAAAGGCCCTGCCGCCGCCTTCGCCGAGGAAATCGCCCGGCAGGAGGAGGACGCGCGCATCGAAGGCCGCAAGCTGGAGCCGCGCCGCTATGTCGCGCCCCATGCAGATATGGCCGAGACGCCATATGTCTGCCTGCGCCTGCCCACCGGCGGCGGCAAGACGCTGTTGGCGGCCGAGGCGATCCGGCTGGGCGCGGAATATCGGCGCAAGGCGCATCCGGTGGTGCTGTGGATGGTGACCTCGGACGCGATCAAGCGCCAGACGGTCGATGCGCTGAAGGAACCGACGCATCCTTATCACGCACGGCTGAAGGCAGTGACCGGCGACCGGGTGCGTGTGTTCGATATCGAGGAATTCGACACCCTGCGCCCCAGCGAAATCGGCCGCTTTACCTGTGTGATCGTGTCGACGATCCAGTCCTTCCGGGTGACGGATACCACGCAGCGCAAGGTCTATGCCTATCAAGAGGAATTTGAGCCGCATTTCTCGGGGCTTGATCCGGCCGGGATGGAGGTTGTGACGGCGGCGGATGTCGCGCGCGAGCCGCTGCTGGCCGGGCGCGAGGGCACGGTGAAGTTCAGCTTTGCCAATCTGATGTATCACCACCGCCCGCTGATGATCGTGGACGAGGCGCATAACGCCGTCACCGGCCTGTCGCGCCAGATTCAGGGCCGGCTGCGCCCCTCGGCCATCATCGAATTCACCGCGACGCCGCGCGGGGTGTCGAACGTGCTGTTTTCCGTCACCGCCAGCGCGCTGAAGAATGAGGAGATGATCAAGCTGCCCATCCGCGTGCGCCCGCATGACGGCTGGGAAGAGGCCGTGACCGGCACCGTCGCCACCCGCAACATGCTGGAGGAAAAGGCCAAACGCGAGGCCGAGTTCCTGCGTCCCATCGCGCTTTATCAGGCGCAGGCGAAGAACGGGCATCCGACAGCCGAGGAATTGCGTCGCTATCTGATCGAGGAAAAAGCGATCCCGCCCGCCTGGATCAAGGTGGCGACCGGCGACAGCCGCGAGCTGGACGGGGTGAACCTGCGCGATCCGAACGAGCCGACGCGCCATGTCATCACCGTGCAGGCGCTGCGCGAGGGCTGGGACTGCCCCTCAGCCTATGTGCTGTGCGCGACGCAGAAGGTGGCCTCGGCGACCTCGGTCGAGCAGTTGCTGGGCCGCGTGCTGCGGATGCCCTATGCCAAGCGGCGCCGGGACGCGGCGCTGAACATGGCCTATGCGCATGTGGCCGAGCCGTCCTTTGCCGAGGTGGCGGCCAGCCTGCGCGACAAGCTGATCGATATGGGCTTTACCGACGAGGAGGTGCGTCAGTCGTTGCGCCCGGCCACGGTGGAACTGGACACGCAAGGGCAGTTGTTCGACCCCGATCCGGTCGCGCCAAAGCCGGTCCTGACCTTCGAGATCCCCGACAGCGAGGAGGCGCGCATTGAACTGGCCGGGCTGGCCCAGGCGGGGGCCGAGTTCATCCGCACCGATGCCGGCACGCTGAAGGTCGGCGTCAAGGGCGCGGTCAGCGAGGCCGTGGCCGGCGCGCTGGAACGCCACACACCCGAGGCCGAGCGCCCGGCGCTGCGGGCCGAGATCGACCGGCACGATGCTCGCGTTCAGGCCGCCCTGTCACCGGCTGAGAAGGGCGCGGCGATCGAGGTGCCGTTCCTGATGATCGAGATGGGTGGCGATCTGTTCCAGGCCGATACCGACCTGATCATGGAACGGGTCGAATGGTCGATCCTGAACCATCCCGCGCAGATCACCGAGGCCGAAATGAGCTTTCGCCGAGCCGAAAACGTGATCGAGATCGACATCGAGGGCGAGAAGCTGGTCTATTCCCAGACCCAGACCACGCAATTGCCGCTGGCCGGGCTGGCGGGGCCCGATGACGCGACGCTGGAGGCGAGCCTGGTGCAATGGCTAGATCGCCAGTGCCGAGCCGAGGATATTCCGCCCGCCGATCTGTCGGCATGGCTGTCCCGCGTTGTCGCCGCGCTGGTATCTGATCGGGGCATTGCGGCGCGCACCCTGATCGACTGGCAATATCCGCTGGCCACCCGCATCCGCGCCAAGATCGCCGAAATCCGCACCGAGGTGCGCCAGCAGGCCCATCAGGTCGCGCTGTTCGACAACCAAGCAGCGCCTAGCACCGACCCAAGTTGCGTGGCAAGGTTCGACGCCGAAAGCTATGCGAACGTGCCGACAACCCCGACCGGTGCTTTCCGGATGAAACGCCATCTGCTCGGCCCTGATCGGGTGCCGCTTCTGGATGGCGATCTGGGCGGCGAGGAATTCCAATGCGCCTGGGCGCTCGACAGCCTGGAACAGGTGGATCTGTGGGTGCGGAACCTGCCCAAACACCCCGCCAGCTTCTGGCTGCCCCGCGTGCAGGGTCGTTTCTATCCCGACTTCGTCGCCCATTTGACTGATGGCCGGCTGTTCGTGGTGGAATACAAGGGGGAGCATCTGGCAACCGCGCAGGATGCGCGCGAGAAAGATCTGCTAGGTCGGCTCTGGGCAGAGCGCACCGGCAACCTGTTCCTGACCGTGCGCCGGATGCAGCATGGTGTCGATCCGCAGGGTCAGATGATCAACGCGATGCAATCACCATGACCTATATCCACGACCAGCCCGAACCCTGCGATGCTGCACTGGGCCTGGTATGTCCGGAGATGATTGGCCTGACCCTACGACCGACATGCGCCGAGCCTTCGATGATCACCTTGGGTCCGCGTTCACCCACCATGCAAAAACAGCAGCCCGACGGATATCGTGCGTTATGGGCGGTAAGCCGACTTTCGCTGCGCCCAGCATGAATGTCCGAGATGAGTTGGGAAATACGCTTCTCCTAGCCAACGCCATCTCCTAGCTTTAAACTGAGGGTTCCATCGGAACAAACACGTGGTCTGGCAACCGCCGAAGGTCGGGTTTTCTGAGGAAGGTATTGAAGGTGAAGTACATAGTTGAAATCTGCACCGAAGAAAAAGCCAACTCGTCTGAAAAAGGTTCGGTGCTGGAAAATTTTGTCGGTCGGTTTCTTGAGACACAAGGCCAAGCAGTAAGCGAGCAAGTACGGGTTACAGGAATGGAGGTCGATCTCCTCTGCAAAGATCAGGACACGTCGGAAATCACCCTAGTCGAGTGTAAAGCGTATCGAAATTCGTTGAGCGCGGACTCAATTTCAAAACTCTTAGGCAACGTAATTCTGCGAAGCGCGAGCGCAGGCTGGCTCATATCGACACATGATCTGACGAAAGATGGCAAGGGCATCAAGCACGAATGGGAAAGCAAGCCAGCAGAAGAAAAGCGAAGACTACGAATCTACGAACCTAAGGAGTTGGTGCAACGGTTGATTGCAGCAAAGCTTGTAGTTGACCCAAAGCAGATTTCCTCGACAGTACAAGCACCCGGAAAGGCCGAACAAGCTTACTTACTGATCACCAGTCATGGTGAGTTTTGGGCACTCCCTGCGTCAGATCCGGCTACCGGGGTCACAGACACCTGCGAACTCTTTCACGCAGGAGATGGAAGCCGCGCTGACAGTTCCACCGATTGGATACAGAACACCAATACGAGCCTATCCGACCTGAGCTGGGTCAAGTCTTCAACTGTGCCAACCACGTCACGTTCGCTTGAAGACCAGATGCAGAGCATTGTTTCGGTTCCCATGGCTGATACTTGGTCAGACTTGCGACCTTCGCGTCCAGTGGATTTTGTTGGGCGAGAAGCTGTTATTGATCGAGTTTTTGCCTTCCTAGGCAATGTCAACAATGGGAAGACCGATACTAGGCTCTTTGCATTAAAGGCGCCCTCCGGATGGGGCAAAAGCTCAACCGTATTGAAAATCGCGGACACGGCGAGGAAGCCGAAGTACCGGAAACGTCATTTCATTTTTGCAGTGGACAGTCGCGCGGCAGCGTCGAAGCGTTTTCCCGATCTTGCTCTCGCTTCGGCAATTCGACAAGCGGTAGACAAAGGCTTTATTTCCAGTACCGAGGAACTCAGGTTTGGTGGAGCGACAAACTTCTTTGATACGGAATCGATGGCGAGCCTACTCGCAAAACTTGAAGCCGAGGGAAAGACTATCTGCCTAGTCTTCGATCAATTCGAGGAACTCCTCTACAAGCCTGAACTTTCGGATATATTCGATGAAATGAAAAAGCTTTGCGCCTCAGTTGAAAGCGCTCAAGGGCCAATTGCAGTAGGATTCTCTTGGCGGACCGATGGCACGATCACAACGGAGCACAAAGCTTACCATCTTTGGCACGAACTTGAAGACAGACGCTTAGAAATTGACCTTCCCCCGTTCAACGACAAAGAGGTCTCCAAAGCTATCGGCAGATTTGGCGCCGAGCTTGGACAACAAATCCACCCCCAACTTAGAAGAGTCCTAATTGACAACTGCCAAGGCTACCCTTGGCTGCTGAAGAAGCTGTGCGTACACGTTTTTGATCTAGTGAACGAAGGACTGGAGCAGAATGAGATTATTGGGCAAGGCCTCAATATCGAAGATCTATTCCGAAAGGATTTAAAAAAGCTATCCCCTGCGGAGTTGGCTTGTATCCGGCAAATTGCCCGAGAGTCTCCCGCAGAATACTTCAAAATTGACCAATTGCATGGCGCCATCGTCTTGAACGCGCTTATTCAAAAGAGATTGGTAATTCGCAGCGGAACCCGTCTAACAGTTTACTGGGATATCTTCAAAGACTACGTAATCTCCGAACAGATCCCTTTCATACCAAAAACGTACATCCCACAATCAAACTACTCACGCTATGTCCCAGCCGTGAACTTTCTACGTGAGCACGATTCGGTCAGCTATGACGAATTGGGCGAGGCAATGGACCTCACTCATGCGTCAGTTGACAATTTGGTCAGAGATTTGGTCAATCTTGGGCATGCATCGACAAACCGTAAAGAAGGGGTTGTGTCGCCTTTGTATCGAACTGACGCAAAGGCATATAGAATCGCGTTCGAGTTTTGGACGACACACGAGGTGGTTCGAAGAATTCGGGCGGAGGCCGATGGCGGCTTAATTCCTAAAGATCGATTGGAAGAGATATTTAGGGAAATCACAGCGCGAAGCCAGTTCTCCGAAAAAACCCATTCAATCTATTTCGGAAGAACCCTTCGCTGGCTCCTTTCAGTGGGCTTGATCGTGGAATACCCGGACGACTATGGCTTCCAAAAAGATGCACGGCCAACTCAACTAGACGTTTTGGAAGTGCGGTATGACCGAAAACGCCGAACGGGGATTTTCATAGGCGAAGCCCCAGTGGACGCATCGCTAGCCGCCCTCAATGCGGTGCCCGACAATGGCAGCACACGGCGAGACCTGGAAGGTCTGTCGAGCCGAAATGCGATTTCAACGCTTTTCAGTTTAGGCTTACTTCGCGAAATGAAAGGCGCCATTTTCTTGAACGGAAATTGGCCCGACCCCGAAGCCGCAATCAGAGAAGCCGCGCTACAGACAAGGACTATAAATTCTGCAATTGAATTACTCTCGGATAATCCAGGGATAAAAGGAAGGGAAATGGGGAAGGCTCTATCCGACCGCTTCTCGCTAGGTTGGTCGGAAGGTTCACAAGCGCGAAATGGAGCTTCGATACGCAAATGGGCCCGCTGGGCATCATTAACCCGTTAAGCCAGGTTCACGCGGGGATCGGTTCTGTGTAGGCGCGACGCCGATCCCTGCAGCGCGACAAGCAAGGTGAGACTCAGCGTCAAACAGGATGAGATGTTGCGGCGTGTGTGTGTCGAAGGGAGGGCGTAGCCCGACCGGAGGCACACACACGCCGCTTCGCCCGTTCATGGGGTCTGTGATCGTGGCCGGCCCGTTACGCTGGTGGTTTTCAAGACTGGAGAACCACCTTTGTGCCGGGTTGCCATGTAACCGATCATCAGATGAGGCTTTTCATGAAGCTGAGACATGACCACCCCCTCGAGACCGCTGCCGCGAAAGCGGCTATGTGCCAGGATCACCATGTCGCGCCGCTGGCGGATGGACGGGGGCCTGCGCAGCCACGCGCGCAACCCGCGGTCCGTCACGCCCATCATGCGACACAGATGGCTGTGCGAAAGGCTGCCCTGATAGCTGCCAATGAACTGAAACTTCACGGCTTTTGAGCCGCGAAGAACTGAGCAGCCTTTTTTAATACTTCCCTCTCCTCCCTGAGAATGCGGTTCTCTTTGCGCAACTGCTCATTCTCGCGGAGAAGATCGCCATCACGTTCTGGCGCCTTCGCCTCATCGGAAATCGCCCGGATCCACTTGCCGAGCGTCGAAAGCCCGACCCCAAGATCAGACGCAACCTGACGCCGTGTCAGGCCGCTGGTGAGCGCAATGCGAACCGCATCCCGCTTGAACTCGTCACTGTGTATTGCTGCCATATCCTGTGTCCTTTGGTGAGAGCATCGCTCTCAGAAGACCGGAACGAAACCGGGACAGGTCCAACGTGAACCGCGTCGATTACCTCGCCACCACCCTGCGCGCCATCCTCGACGGCCATTCAAAAGCTCGCATTGAGCAACTCATGCCCTGGAGCTTCGCGCAGCCGTCAAGCCTCGCCGCATAGGGCCAAGTCGTCGCGCTTACGGTTCTGTTAGTCACCGGATACGCTATCTCATTGCATCAATTGTTTGGCATACGATCAACGTCTGCTTTGCGTAAGCTGCGCTGCGGCGTAAACGATTGGGTTGTATGGCCGGTCTGGGCCGAGATTTCCGTTGACAGCATTGTTCCGGGGCCGGAACGCCTATAACGTGACCCCGGTCCAGCCGAACCCGCTTCCCCCACCGGTCAGGGCGCAATGAGCTTGAGCCGCTTTAGAAGCTCGGCCAGATCCGGCTCAACCCCGGCTGCCCGCAACACGTGATCGAGCCCGATCCTTCTCTGAAGCTCCGCCGCCGACATGTTCTTGTGATAGCCGGCCCAGAGGGCGGAAAGCGCGGCTAGTGACCTGCCACGGGGCGGGTCATCATGTTCGTGACGGGCGAAATGGCGAAGCAAGAGGCCTTCGAAATCCGGGCGCTGCCAGATCGCGATCATCCCGCTCCGGGCCAGGATCGCCCTCGCCTCGAAGCCGCCGTCCGGTAGCTCCGGCAACCGGTCAGTATCCAGCATGACCGCCTGCGCCGTGAATGGGCCGCCCCGCCTGATCTCTTCCGCCAGCTTGCGCTCCGCCTTCTTCGCGAGCTCTAGCGGGTCGCCGGCCGGCTGGAGGTTAACAGGGACCACATGAATCTTGGCTCCGTTCGCTTCAACCAGCCGCTGAAGCAGGGCGCCATAGCCCTGCTCGCTCTCCCCTTCGCAACCTAGGAAGACCCTTGCCCGCCGCTCTATGACCCGACGCCCCCTCATCCGATGCTCGGGACCCCGCCGTAGACCCCGCCGAGGTAGTTCTGCAGGAAATTCTCGTCGCGTCGGATCCCCTTGATGTCGCCGAGGCCATAGATCTGGGTCGCCCCGTCCGGCGCCTTCTCACAGAAAAGGACCTCTTCCTTCAGGAGCCCGTCGAGCAGGGACACGGCGTGGCAGCTCATCCAAAGCTGCGCGCCATAAGGATTTCGCTCCGGGTCCGCGAACCATCGAAGGATCTCCGGGAGGACGGACGGGTGAATCGCCACGTCCAGTTCGTCGATCACCGCCACCCCACCGAGCGCCAGCGCCCGGTGGATGGTGGGGTAGATCCGGAAAAACTGCTGGGTCCCGTGGCTTTCGAAGAACATCCGGATCGGCTGGTCGAGCCCGACATGCGTGAAGCTCGCCACCGGCCCGCCATTCTCCGCCAGGATCTGGACCTGGTCGACCCCTAGATCGATGCGCCGGATGTCACGGTTCAGTGCGCTCAAGAGCTCCGGATTTCGCGCGTAGCCGGTCAGCAGGTCGAAGTCGTTCCGCTCAAACCGGGTCAGCAAGATGTTCGTGTCTACCGCGTTCGCAGCCTGCAAGAAGCTCAGCGCCAACCGGTTGTTGAGCTGTCCCAGCGTGGCGATGACGCTCGCGTCCGGCCGCAAAATGCTTTCGAGAACGGTGAGCTCCCGTCCAAGCCCGACCCAGGGCGCGACCTTCACCGCTCCCGCCCCGTCGCGCTCGAACACACGAACCAACCTGGCCGAGCCGCCCGGACGATAGTGCAGGCTCTCGTGAAGAACCCGGTCTTCCCCGCCGCTTCGGGTGCCGAGCTCAAGTGAGTAGACGTACGGGCAGGTTTTCGTCGCCCCATCGGTGAGAGGCTCCTCAAGCCCCGCGAAGGTGATCGACAGCTTGGTAGGCATTGAGCCCTGGGCCTCGGTCAGAAACTTCTGGTAGGGTAGAAGGGTCCGCGCCTTGTGCTCGAAGCTGAACTGCACGAACCAGCTGAGGAAAGCGATAGCCCGCAGGACGTTCGACTTGCCCGAGGCGTTTGCCCCGTAAATGGCGATCACCCGGGGCGCACGATCCTCCGACCCGTCGTGGATCTTGACGAGCCGTCCGGCCTCCTCAGGAACTTTTCGTCCGACGGTCAGGTCAATCACCTGCGGCTCCCGAACAGAGTAGAAGTTCGCGATTTCGAGCTTATAGATCATCTGGCCCTCCAAGGCCACATGTAGGCAATCAGGAGGACGCTTTCAACGATATTTCCGCAAAATCGCCTCTCAGTTAGCGAATTCTGGCGATCTATGGCGCAGCTGCTACCCCGCGCTGCTGTCAGACTGCTTTCTGCCCAGTTGGTCGATCCTGCGGTAATGCAACTAATCCTGATGCAGAAGGGCGAACGGCCGCTAGGTCAGCCATGGCTGTCTCGCGCAGATTTCGCTGCGCTCGGGCTGAGCGACGGCATTGGAGAATGCTGCTGTGCAGCATTTGGAGAGTCTGATCGACCGCAATGGGCCGATACCCCCTCCCGATGGTTCCTCCCCTGCCCTGATCGTATACGGGGGGGCGCAGGGCGGCATTTCGCTAGCGACATGGATTCTCACCGGGGAATCCAGGCGGAAGCCACCTGCCGCGCGATCTTCGGAAAAGCGACCCATTATCAAAGGCTTGCCGAATCGCGACCTTGGCGTGCTGGATTCTTTTGCGGAATCCAGGGAAGCCAGTTTGTGGAAGCCACCGCGCCGGAAGCCAGCCAGCGGAAGCCACCCACCGGGAAGCCGTTGAATCCACGCGTGATTTCTGATTGACAAAGCTGCCCCCCTTGACCTACCCTTTGAACATCGAAGAATTGCGCCCGGAGGAACCCCCTCGCGGGCGCTTTCGTTTTTCACCACATCGCGGATCCCGATCCTGACGCTGACCTTCCGGTCATCGCGTATCGGCTTGGCCGCCCCTGCCCCAGACGAGACCCACCCCATGGACCTGGTGTTCACGCCGAGCCAGATCGAATCCTGGCCGATTGACCGGCTGCGACCCTATGCCCGCAACGCCAAGATCCACGGCAGCGATCAGGTCGCCAAGATCGCCGCCAGCATGGCGAAGTTCGGCTGGACCGTACCCTGCATGGTTGCCGACGACGGCGAGCTGATCGCGGGCCATGGTCGGGTGCTGGCGGCAACCATGCTCGGGTTGACCGAGGTGCCGGTGATCCGGCTCGGCCATCTCGACGAGGCTGAGCGTCGGGCGTACCGCATCGCTGACAATAAGCTGACCGAGCTCGGCGAATGGGACGAGGCCCTGCTGCGCGACGAGATCGCAGGCCTGCTGGCCGAGGATTTCGACCTGACGCTGCTGGGGATCACCGACGAGGATCTGGACGCCCTGCTGCGCGATCCGGATCAGGTGGAAGGTGCAGCTGTCGAGGGCGAGGACGACATTCCCGAGGCACCGGTCACGCCGGTATCGGTCGCGGGCGACCTGTGGCAGCTCGGATCGCACCGGCTGATCTGCGGCGACAGCACGTCTGCCGATGTGGTCGGGCGGCTGCTGGGCGAGGTGAAGCCTCTGCTGATGGTCACAGACCCGCCCTATGGCGTGGAATATGACCCGTCCTGGCGCAACCAGGCGGGGGCGGCCAAGACCCGCCGCACGGGCAAGGTGCTGAACGACGACCGCGCCGATTGGCGCGAGGCATGGGCGCTGTTCCCCGGCGACGTCGCCTATGTCTGGCACGGGGCGCTGCATGCGGCGACCGTGGCGGACAGCCTGGTGGTCGCGGGCTTCGCCATCCGGTCACAGATCATCTGGGCCAAGGACCGGCTGGTCCTCAGCCGCGGCGACTATCACTGGCAGCACGAACCCTGCTGGTATGCGGTGCGGGCCAAGGGCAAGGGGCACTGGGCCGGGGACCGCAAGCAGACGACGCTGTGGCAGATCGCCAACCGGGATCAGGATGCCGACACGGTTCACGGCACGCAGAAGCCGGTCGAATGCATGCGCCGCCCGATCCTCAACAACTCGTCCCCCGGTCAGGCGGTCTATGAACCCTTCATGGGATCTGGCACCACCCTGATCGCGGCCGAAACCACGGGCCGGGTCTGCTTCGGGATCGAGTTGAACCCTGCTTATCTTGATGTCGCCATCGAGCGCTGGCAGTCCTTCACCGGCGAGGACGCCGTGCTGGCCGGGACCGGGGAAAGCTTCTCCGCCCTCAAGGCAAAGCGGCTCGCGGCATGAACGCACCCCTCCTGCCCGGCCGGATCGAGCACTGGCCCCTCGGCCGGCTAAAACCCTATGCCCGCAACGCCAAGACCCATGATGCCGACCAGGTCGCCAGGATCGCCGCCAGCATGGCCGAGTTCGGCTGGACCGTGCCCTGCCTCGTCGCCGCCGATGGCGAGCTGATCGCGGGTCATGGCCGCGTCCTGGCCGCCGCCCAGCTCGGGCTGGCCGAGGCCCCGGTCATCGTGCTGGGCCACCTGACCGAGGCGCAGCGCCGCGCGTACCGGATCGCCGACAACAAGCTGACTGAATTGGGCGGCTGGGACGAGGCGCTGCTGCTCGAGGAACTGCGTGGGCTGATGGCCGAGGATTTCGACCTCGGGCTGATCGGCATCCCCGAGGACGAGTTGGACGCCCTGCTTCACGATGCCGATGACCACGCGCCCATCGATGACAACGCGGCAGATGCCATCCCCGAGGCCACCACTGAGCCGATCACCCGGCCAGGCGACATCTGGGCGCTGGGCGATCACCGCCTGATTTGCGGTGATGCAACCGACCCGTCCGTGGTGTCGCGACTGATGGACGGCGCGCAGGCCTCGCTCCTCTTCACCTCGCCACCCTATGCCCAACAGCGCGAGTATGGCGCGGCGAAGAAAAAACTCGGCGATTGGGATGCTCTGATGCAGGGCGTCTTCGCCGCGGCGCCCGTCACCGCCGATGCCCAGCTGCTGGTCAATCTCGGCCTCGTGCACCGGGACAGCGAATGGCAGCCCTATTGGGAGGGCTGGGTCGACTGGATGCGCGCGCAGGGCTGGCGGCGGTTCGGCTGGTATGTGTGGGATCAGGGGCCGGGCTTGCCGGGCGACTGGAACGGCCGCCTCGCGCCCTCGCACGAGTTCATCTTCCATTTCAACCGCGCGCCGCGCAAACCGCACAAGACCGTCCCGTCGAAGCATGCAGGCGAGGTCCTCGGCGGCGGCGGGCTGCGCGGCGCCGACGGCACAGTCCACGCCAAGCGAGGGGCCGGCAATGCGATCCAGAGCCATCGTATCCCCGACTCCGTATTTCGCATCATGCGCCACAAGGGCGGCTTGGGCGCGGCCGGATCGCACCCGGCAGTGTTCCCGGTGGCGCTGGTCGAGGCAGTGCTCGGGGCCTTCAGCGATCCGGGCGATCTGATTTTCGAGCCGTTCTGCGGCTCGGGCACCCAGATCATAGCCGCCGAACGCGCTGGGCGGCGTTGCTGCGCGATGGAACTGGACCCGGCCTATTGCGACGTCGCCCTGCGGCGCTGGGAGATGGCGACGGGTAGGAAGGCCGCAGTTCTTGACGTCAGTTGAGCCGGTACACCTGCCCTCTGCTCTCCTCCTTGGTGGAGGTCACCGCCAACCCGAGCCGTTTCTTCAAGACGCCCGAGATCACCCCACGTGAAGTGTGACCCAACCAGCCCGTGGCCGCGACAATCTCGGCGATGGAGGCCCCTTCGGGGCGTTTCAGCATCGCGATCAGCATCGCCTGTTTTGTCCCGGCACGCTGCGTCGGCTGTTTCGGCACGGGCGGGTTGGCGGGATCCTCTCGGATAACGACCTTCGTCTGCACCACCACCGGCTCGATGCCGATGGCCAGCAGTCCCGCGTCGGTGACGACCAGCGTGGTGCCGTGGCCATCACCGGTTTCGCGCCAGAGCGGCTCACCCCGTCGCAGGTTGGCATCGACCTCCTGCAGCCAGCCGTGGCCGATCATCCTCGTGACGGCCATCTTCGCCGCCGCCCCGGCCAGCCCCTTGGGCAGCGGCAGGGCGATGTTGTCAGGGCGCTGGGCCCCGGCGCTGAGGATGATGGTCTGGGTTTCGGTGAGTTTCATCATAACGGGTTCCTGTTACTGATCGTGCGCGGCAAGGAAGGTGGTGATGCGCGACAGCAGATCGTTGTAGCCGTTGGCATCGGTCCCGATGATCACGTCGCCATCGTCGTCGCATTCCAGATCGGCGATCTCGCGCAGCAGGGCGATGGCATCGTCGCAGGCGGCGAGGCGCTCGGCCTCCCATGCGGCGGTGATGGCGTCCTGTTCGATCTGGTGGCGCCGGGCGGGGTCAAGCGGCATGTTCGCCCTCCTTGAAGGCAGCGTCGGTGATCCGGCGCAGCAGGCTGGCGTAATGCTCCAATGTGCCGACATCGCCCCAGTTGATCTCGTCGGGATGGGCGTTGAAATGATCGGCGCTGAGGGCCTGCAACCGGGCCAACATGCTGTCGATCTCGATCTTCTTCGCAAGGAAGGCATCGAGGGCTGCGGAGTTGTCGGTGGCGCGGCGGGTGCTCATCGGCCGGCCTCAGATCAGCTGCAGAGCGGCCAGCACGGCGCTGGCACCGGCCAGCTGCGCGGTCGGCAGTTCGATCTTGAGATGCGAGATCACGTCCGAGGCGTCGGCCTTGATGCCGTGCCCGCGCAGTTCCGCCTCGATCGCCTCGGCGATGGCGTTCTTGCGGCCGGGATCGAAGCGCGCCGGCAGGGCGGCGTAATCGAGGCGGATGGTGGTGATGGCCATGGTCATGAAGAGGCTCCGGGGGTTGAAGTGCATCGTTTCCGTACCATTGGAATCGCTCTTGCACGGAGTGTAATCAACCGAAATCAGGAATTATTTCCGTTTATTTGCAATCAGTTGAGACTTTCGGCGACGACATGAAAGGCATGAGCGAGCGGGAGTATTCCGCCCATTCCGGTCTGTCGCGCGGGGCGATCCAGAAGGCGCGCAGAGCCAGTCGGCTGGTGGTGTACGACGATGGCTCGATCAACGCGGCGGCGTCCGATGTGCGGCGGGCGGAGATGACCGATCCGGACCAGCAGCGGCGCAGCACCGGTGGCGATACCGCGTTTTCCGGCCCGGCCGACAGTTCGTCCTATCTGAAGGCCCGCACCGCGCTGACCGTCTACCAGGCGCAGGAAAAGCAGCTGGGGATCCAGAAGAAGAAGGGCACGCTGGTGGATCGCGCTCGCGCAGAGACGCTGGTGTTCCGGCTGGCGCGGCAGGAACGCGATGTCTGGGTGACGTGGCCTGCCCGGGTGGCGGCGCTGATGGCGGCCGAAGTGGCTGCGGAGGTGGAAAAGCAAACGGCCAAGCCGGTGATCATCGAGGCCGCGATCCTGCAGAGGGTGCTGGAAACCCATGTCAGAGCGCAACTCGACGCCCTCGCCGATCTCAGGGTCTCCCTCGGATAGCGATGACCTGACCGACGGCCTCGACCTCGGGTTTGACGGTGCCGAGGATCTGCTTCGGGTCTGGCGCAGCGGCATGCGCCCCGATCCGGACCTGACGGTGTCGGAATGGGCGGATCAGCATCGCTGGCTGTCGTCACGCGCCTCGGCCGAGCCGGGGCGGTATCGGACGGCGCGCACCCCCTATCTGCGCGGAATCATGGATGCGCTCTCGCCCGGCCACCCGGCGCAGCGGATCAGCTTCATGAAGGCGGCGCAGGTCGGCGCGACCGAGGCCGGCAACAACTGGATCGGCTTCGTGATCCACCACGCGCCGGGGCCGATGCTGGCGGTGCTGCCCACTGTCGAGATGGCCAAGCGGTCCTCGCGCGGCCGGATCGACCCGCTGATCGCGGAAAGCCCGGCGCTGCGCGAACGGGTCAACCCGGCCCGCTCGCGCGATGCCGGGAATTCGATGCTGTCCAAGGAGTTTCCCGGCGGCATCCTGGTGCTGACCGGCGCCAACTCGCCGACCGGGTTGCGGTCGATGCCGGCGCGTTACGTCTTCATGGACGAGGTCGACGCCTATCCGGCCTCGGCTGACGAGGAGGGCGACCCGGTCACGCTGGCCGAGGCCCGCACCACCACCTTCGCGCATCGGCGCAAGGTCTTCATGGTCTCGACGCCCACGATCCGGGGGTTATCGCGCATCGAGCGCGAGTTCGAGGCATCGGACCAGCGCCGCTACTTCGTCCCGTGCCCGCATTGCGGCGCGATGCAATGGCTGCAGTTCGACCGGCTGCGCTGGGCGAAGGGGCAGCCTGACACGGCGGCCTATCACTGCGAAGGCTGCGAACGGCCCATCGCCGAGCATCACAAGACGCAGATGCTGGAGCGCGGTGAATGGCGCGCGACGGCAATCTCTGCCGATCCGAAGGCCATCGGCTTCCACCTCTCGGCGCTCTATTCGCCGCTCGGCTGGAAAAGCTGGGCCGACATCGCACGGGACTGGCTGGCGGCGCAGGGCTCCGAGGAGATGTTGCGCGCGGCGCGCAACACGCTTCTGGGCGAGACATGGGTGGAGGCGGGCGAGGCGCCGGAATGGCAGCGGCTCGCGGATCGGCGCGAGGCCTGGAAGCCCGGCACGGTGCCCATGGCGGGGCTGTTCCTGACGGCCGGCGTCGATGTTCAGAAGGACCGGATCGAGGTCGATGTCTGGGCCTGGGGCCGGGGGCTGGAAAGCTGGCTGGTCGATCACATCGTCATTCCGGGCGGCCCGGATGATCCCACCTGCTGGGATCAGCTGACCGCGCTGCTGGGGCGGTCGTGGCAGCATGCCAATGGCGCTTTCATGACGGTGGCGAAACTCGGGATCGACACCGGCTACGAGGCGCCGACGGTCTATGCCTGGTCGCGCAGGGCCGGTTTCGAACAGGTCGCGCCGCTGAAGGGGCTGGAAGGCTTCAATCGGGCGACGCCTGTTTCCGGCCCGACCTTCGTCGACGCCACCCTCGGCGGCAAACGCCTGCGCCGCGGTGCGCGGCTCTGGTCGGTGGCGACCGCCAGCTTCAAGGCCGAGACCTATCGCTACCTGCGGCTGGAACGGCCGAGCGACGAAGACCGGGCGCTGGGAGCGCTGGACGCCCCCGGCACCATTCACCTGCCCGACTGGATCGACAGCGAATGGCTGAAGCAGCTGGTGGCCGAACAACTGGTCACCATCCGCAACAAGCGCGGCTACTCCCATCAGGAATGGCAGAAGATGCGGGAACGCAACGAGGCGCTGGACTGCCGGGTCTATGCCCGCGCGGCGGCGTGGATCCTCGGCGCCGATCGCTGGGACGAGGCCACCTGGCGGCGGCTCGAGGCGCAGGCGGGCGTGGAAACCCGCATGCCGGCAGCTGTCGCAACCAACGCCGCACCAGCCGACCCGGCCCGGCCCAAGGCCGGAACCCTGACCACGCCACGTCGGAAACGGCGGGCCTATACACCCAAATTCATGAGGGACTGATGGAACTCGACCGGATGCAGGCCCTGCTGGTGGCGCTGCAGGAAGCCCGCTTCGCCGGGCTGCGCAGCGTCAGCTACGACGGCAAGACCGTGAGTTATGGCTCGGACGCCGAACTGGCCACGGCCATCCGCGATCTGGAGGCCCGCATCGCCGCTGTCAGCGGCACCCATGTCCGGCGTCGCCGCTGGGGCACGGTCGCGACGAAGGGTCTGTGACCATGGTGCTCAACGCTTTCCGCGCGCGGCTCGGGTCCATCATTGGCGGGTTTGACGCCGCGCAGTCGCAACGCCGCATGCGCGGCTTTCGCGCCAGCCGCGCCCATGTCAACACGCTGATCGCCGCCTCGGGCGAAACCATCACCGCCCGGGCGCGCTGGCTGGTGCGGAACAACGGCTATGCCGCGAATGCCGTCGACGCCTTCGCAAACCATGTCGTCGGCGACGGCATCAAGCCTTCGTCGAAAATCGCCGATGCCGCAAAGAAGGAGGAGCTTCAAAAACTCTGGCTCGCCTGGACGGACGAGGCCGATGCCGAGGGACTGACCGACTTGTTCGGCCTGCAGCGGCGGGCGGCGCGCGAGGTGTTCCTCGCGGGCGAGGTCTTTCTGCGCATCCGGACGCGGCGTGCCGAAGACGGGCTGACCGTGCCGGTGCAGCTGCAGATGCTGCCCTCGGAGATGCTGCCGCTCGACATGAACCATCCCCTTCCCGGCACGGGGTCGATCCGCGCGGGCATCGAGTTCGATGGCATCGGCCGCCGTGTGGCCTACCACTTCCTGCGCCGCCATCCGGGGGACATGACCGATCCGGGGCTGGCGGGAGAGACGGTGCGCGTGCGCGCATCCGAGGTCATCCACATCCTCGACCCGGTCGAGGCGGGGCAGCTGCGCGGCGTGTCGCGCTTCGCCGCGGCCGTCGTCAAGCTCTTCACCCTCGACCTCTACGACGACGCGGAACTGGAGCGGAAGAAGACCGCGGCGATGTTTGCCATGTTCATCACCTCGCCCGCCCCGGAAACCGCCCTCGACCCGGCCGAGGACGATCTGGAAGTGGAACCGGGCCAGGTGGTGCGGCTGGATCCCGGAGAGGATGTCACCACGCCATCCACCCCGGACTCGGGCAGCACTTACGAACCCTTCCAGTACCGCACGCTGTTGCAGATCGGCGCCGCGCTGGGCGTCCCCTATGGCTATCTGACCGGTGACACCGCGAAGGGGAACTTCTCGAACACCCGGATCGCGCTGGTGGACTTCCGCCGCCGCATCTCGGCCTTCCAGCATTCGGTGATGGTCTACCAACTCTGCCGGGCGGTCTGGACGCGCTGGATGGATATGGCCGTACTGGCGGGCGCCATCGATCTGCCGGGCTATGCCACCGACCGGCGCCACTACCTCGCCTGCGACTGGCTGCCGACCAAATGGGACTGGATCGACCCGGCCAAGGATGCCTCGGCGGAAATCCTGCAGATCGAGGCGGGCCTGAAGTCCCGCACGCAGGCCATCGCCGAACGCGGCTTTGATGCCGAACAGGTCGACCGCGAAATCGCCGCAGAACGCCAGCGCGAGGCAGAACTGGGCCTGGACTTCCGGCGTCCGGGATCACCTGCACAGGCGGCGGGTGGCGGCGGCGAGGATCAGGGCAGCGAAACGGACCCGGACAAAGAGGACCAGCACGAGAAGGACGAGGGCGAGGACCGGGAACACCGGCCCGCGGAGGACGCATGATGCACCACACCCAGATCGCGCAGCGCGTCTTCAACACGCCCCTGATGGTCGATCCCGCCAAGGCGCTGGCCTTCCTGACCGGCCTTGGCCCGCGGATTACCGGGCGGGAGATCAGCGTAGAGGGAATGGCTGTGGATCCCGAGGATCAGGCCACCGCCACCCTGCCCGCCCGGTCCTCGCTCTTCGGTGACGATCTCACCCGCCGCCAGGTGCAGGGCGACAGCCAGCCCTTCGCTGTCGTCGACGGGATCGCCGTGATCGAGATCGCCGGCACGCTGGTGCATCGCGGCGCCTGGATCGGGCAGTCCTCCGGCCTGACCTCCTACGAGGGCATCGCCGCACAGCTTTCGGCGGCGCTGGCGGATCCCGGCATTCGCGGCATTGCCCTCGACATAGACAGTTTCGGCGGCGAGGTGGCCGGGGCCTTCGATCTGGCGGATCGCATCCGGGCCGCGCGTCATGTCAAGCCCGTGCAGGCCTTCGTCGCCGATCACGCCCTCTCGGCCGGTTATGCGCTGGCCTCTCAGGCCGACCGGATCATCCTGCCCCGCACCGGCGCAGTCGGCAGCATCGGCGTCCTGGCCATGCACAGCGACATGAGCGCGGCGCTGGACCAGAAGGGCATCGCGGTCACGCTGATCCACGCAGGGGCCCGCAAGGTCGATGCCAATCCGTATCAGCCGCTGCCAGAGGCCGTCCGCACCCGGATCGCGGGCGAGCTCGAGGACCTGCGCCAGATCTTCGCCGAGACCGTCGCCGAAGGGCGCGGCACCCGCCTCGACACGCTCCGCGCGCTCGGCACCGAGGCGGCGGTGTTCCGCGGCGAGGCGGCCGTCTTCGCCGGTCTTGCCGACGAGGTGGCCGATCCCGTCACCGCCTTCCGCGCCTTCGCCGCAACGCCAAGCGGCAAAGCCCCGACGCATCGCCACATCACCCCAAAAGGAAAGGGTCCTCTGATGACCACCAATCCCGATGAAGATCCGCAGACCGCTCCGGCAGTTTCCGCCGCCTCCGCGCCGGAGCCGGCCTCGCCCCCGGCACTCGCGGCGCCGCAAGCTGAAGCAGCGGACGTGTCCCCCGAGGCCATCCGCGCCGAAGCGGCCGAGGTCGCACAGGTCTGCGCGCAGGCGGCGCGGCTCGGCGTGAGCATCGACGCCGCCGATGCCGTGGCGCGCGGGCTGAAGCCAGAGGCGCTGCGGGCGAAGGTGCTGGCCGATCTGGCCGCCCGCAGCGACGCAGCCGGCATCATCGCCAGCGCCCCGGCCGCAACGGCGAAGGAAAGCCCGATCGTCGCCGCTGCCCGCAAATCCGCCGCCTCGCGCTGATCCCGGCGCATCCCCTCCCCCAACACTCCGGAGCCTGAACCATGCCCGTCCTGACGCAACCGCCCTCGATGGGCGATGTCCTCAAATACGAGCTGAACCCGAACTACAGCCGCGAAGTGGTGACACTGCTCGCGGGCACGGCCTACCCCACCGGCGCGGTGCTGGGGCAGATCACCGCCAGCGGCAAATACACAATCTCACCCGCCACCGGCTCGGACGGGGCCGAGACTGCCGCTGCGGTGCTGCTTTACGCCACCGATGCCGCAGCGGCCGACGCTACCGGCATCGTGGTGGCCCGGGGACCCGCCATCGTCTCGCGCGCAGGCCTCGTCTTCGACGCCAGCGTCGATGACGCCACCAAGACTGCCGCCAAGATCGCCGAACTGGTCACCGTCGGCATCGTCACCCGTGACGGCGCCTGACGCGTCACATCGACAGTCCTCCCCCATCATCCCCGGAGTCCTCCCATGACCATCACCCGCAATCCTTTTGACGCCGGCGGCTATTCGCTGGCCGAGATGACGCAGGCCATCAATATCCTGCCCGATCTCCATACCCGCCTCGGCCAGCTCGGGCTGTTCCGCTTCGAAGGCGTCAGCCAGCGCTCGGTGATCATCGAGCAATATGAGGGTGTGCTGAGCCTGCTGCCCTCGGTCCCACTGGGTGGTCCCGCCACCGTCGGCACCCGCGAGGGCCGGTCCATGCGCAGCTTCGCCCTGCCATGGATCCCGCATGATGATGTGATCCTGCCCGCCGATATCCAGGGAGTTCCGGCGCTCGGGGTCTCGGATGCGGCCGATCCGCTGGTTGGCGTCATGAGCCGCAAGCTGATGCTGATGCGCCGCAAGCACGCCCAGACCCGCGAATACATGGAGATGAACGCCCTGCGCGGCATCGTGAAGGACGGCGCCGGGACGACCCTCTACAACTACTTCACCGAATTCGGGCTGACCCAGATCTCAGTCGATTTCCTGCTGGGCACCGCCGGCACCAATGTGCAGGCCAAGGTTCGCGAGGTCTTGCGCGCCATCGAGGACAACCTGCTCGGCGAGGCAATGACCGGCGTGCATGCCCTCGTCAGCCGCGAGTTCTTCGACAAGCTGATCGGCCATGCCAAGGTGGAAGAAGCCTACACGTTCTACGCCGCCACGGGCGCCCAGCCCTTGCGCGAGGATATGCGCAGGAACTTCCCCTTCGCCGGGATCCTCTTCGAGGAATATTCCGGCGCGGTCACCCTGTCGACGAAAGCCACCGAGCGCTTGGTGCCCGCAGGCGAAGGCATCGCCTTCCCCTTGGGCACCATGGACACCTTCACCACCTATGGTGGCCCGGCCAACCTCCTGGAAACCGCCAATACCATCGGCCTACCGCTCTATGCGCGCCAGCATCTCGACGACAAGGGCCGCTGGATCGACCTGATGACCGAGGCCTCGATCCTGCCGGTCAACAAGCGGCCGCGGCTGGCGATCCGGATCCACAGCTCAAACTGACGGGTTCGCCGGTGTCCGCCTTCGCCAACGCCATGGACCGCATCTTCAGCCATGCCGTCATGGCGGTGCCGGGCCTCTGGATCTCCGCCAGCACGTCGGAGGAGCGAACCATCCGCATCATCACCCGCGCCCCGGACCGCGTCACCGACTTTGGCGCCGGGCGCTTTGTCAGTGATACCACCATGGTGGACGTCCGCGTGGCCGATCTGCCGGCCCCACGCCCCGGCGATCTGATCGTCATCGGCGCGGACAGCCATGTTATCCAAGGGGAACCCCTGCGCGACCGCGAGCGGCTGATCTGGACGCTGGACCTGAGGCCGGCATGAAAATCAGCCTGTCCGTCACGGATATCGCCAAGCTGATGCAGGCGGAGATCGCCGCCGGCGAAAAGGCCGTGTCAACCGCAATCAGGGATGCCGGCACCGGCCTCAAGACAGCATGGCGCGGCCAGATCACCGGCGCAGGTCTTGGGGCGCGGCTTGCCCGCACCATTCGCTCGCAGAACTATCCTGCCGGCAACAACAGCCTGAACGCCGCCGCGCTGGTCTGGTCGAAGGCTCCGGCGATCATCGGCGCACATGACACGGGACCGCTGATCCGCTCGCGCGATGGCTTCTGGCTGGCGATCCCCACGCTCGCCGCTGGAAAATCCCTGCGCGGCGGCCGCATCACGCCGCTGGAATGGGAACGCCGCACCGGGTTGCGCCTGCGCTTCGTCTATCGCCGCCAGGGCCCGAGCCTGCTGGTGGCCGAGGGGCGGTTGAACAGCAAAGGCCGCGCCACCGCCTCGCGCTCGAGGACCGGACGCGGGCTGACGACCGTGCCGATCTTCCTGCTGGTGCCGCAGGTCAGGCTGTGCAAGCGGCTGGATCTGACGCGCGATGCGGAACGAGCGGTCGACAGCGTGCCGGGGCGGATCGTGGCAGGGTGGGTAAACGCCTGAAGGACTCGTAGAAGAGAGGCGGCGCCTATGTAATATAACATGCTGACCGGTGCCGAGGACGAGGATCCTCCTGAGTTCAGGACCCATTATCGCTTCTGGCTCCCACACTTCTGGCTCCCAACAGGCTGTCAAACTGTGCTAACCTGACAAGAGGTGCAACGGAACTCCGATTTGTAGGTCAAGTGATCAGGGGCAAAGAAGACTACCAGAATAATCGGGTTTTCCTACTTGCGCTTGTAAAGGCGTGGCGCGGAGGCCCGGGGCGGTTCTACGCCTATACGTTCGGAGCGGGCTTGCTGGCTTTTATTGGTGCGCCTTGGTGGGCGCCTGTCATTGAGGCGATAGGCACTTGGATTTTAGTGAAGATCGCGACCCTTGCCAATGTGGTGCCACCCCAAAAGGGGCCATCGGTTTCGCCGTGGCTCGTCGCGGCTGGCGGCTTCATCATCTGCATTGCCTCGATGAGAATGTTTTATTTGATTCAAGTCACGGCCACGAAAAGTGAACCACTTCCTACTGAAGGCCACACCAATGTTAATATTCCTCAAGGATCAGATTTGAAGTCGGGCATCGACTGCATAACAATTCCACGAGGCATGGTTGTGACAGCACTCGATATCCCAGAACACTTGCTAAACGCGCCTCTCAAATCGGGACATTACGATTGGCGATCGAAGGAGGACGCAATAAGCGGGCTTGGCTCCCTGCTCAATGGGAGGAAGCCGATTCGCATTGAAGTAACCGAGACGCCGGGTGGATACCGGATTTCTGGAAAGGAAATGGACTGATGTCTAGCAGGTGCGATTGTCCCAGCCCTCCAGGGGGAGCAGTTACATGCAGCCCGGAAGACTTTGCTTACTGCTATGTACTTGACGGCAGAGTTCAGTCTGGATGCTACAAGGCTAAGCCTAACGTGACCGCGAAGGAATTTGCCTTCCTCGCATTCGTAGTGGATGAGCTGCCCTCTGGTTACGGCGAAGAACTGCAGAACCAGTGGGACACCGTGCGTATGCGCCATACAATGGTAAGTGACGACGGGAATTTCAGGTTCAATTTCAGCCCGCCAGAAAGCGGGACGGAAAGCGAACCCCAGAAACTTTTCCAGCAAACCTGAGCGACCCGAAGGTTTTATTTACGAGAGAGGCACTGACGATGCAGGCAGGGTTTTGGTGTTTTGACGTTCGGGACAGTATGGCGTTCATTACCCTCCTCCTGTATCAGGATGATTGCGATTAGGACGCCTGACATTTCTTGAATGTGAGGGATACCGTCGAGCCACAACCTTTCACCGTACCCGAATACGGCAACGGCAGGGTTCACGTTCCTTTTTGCACTGTAACCGAAGAGCAGAAAAAGCCTCCAATTATCCGTCGACGGAGCCCTCAGCGTTGGATCAGATAAAGTGCCCACCACCCGCGAAGCCATCCTCTACGCGCTGCACGCGCGGCTGCAGCCGCTTGCCACCCTCACCCTGCGCGATGAGGTGCTACCCGAGCGGATCCCGGCGGCCGGGCTGATCATCCTGCGCGACGGCCAGCCGGGCGAGCCGGAGGTAACGCTCTCGCCATTGCGCTATCACTACCAGCACCGCGCCGAGTTGGAGGTCGTTGTTCAGGCGGGCAACGGCCGGGCCGGTGCCTTTGACAACCTGATCGCCGCTATCGGCGCGGCGCTGGAGACTGACCGGACACTGGGCGGACTCTGCGACTGGGTCGAGCCGGAAGCCCCGGCGTCGGTCGATCTGCCCGTTGAAGGCGCCGCGACGCTGAAAGCGGCGGTGATCATCGTCGTCTTGCACTACACCACAACCGGGCCGCTGGCCTGACGGGAACCCGCCACTCGTCTCAGCAGGTGCCGTAATAGCCCCGCGAGTAGCGGCAGTACTCCGTGGCAACTCCCGCCCAGATCATCACGGCGGCGATGTCGCGTCCATCCGGCAGAAAGCATTGGGCGGCGATGCGGTCGTAGCGGTCGATATCACGCTGGTTGCAGTGCAGTCTCCTGCCCGAAACCAGCTGCCGCATCGCCGCGGTGGCGTCAGACCCACCCGGCCGGTTCCATTCCGGCGTGTCCAGGCCCCAGACCCGGATGCGGCGGCTCTCGCCCTGAAGCGCGAAGGTATCGCCGTCGATCACCCTGCTGACGGTACCGGCAAACGCTGCCGAGCCCTGCGGGACATCGGCCTGTTGCGGCGGTGGCGGCGCACAGCCGGACAGGATGACGGCAAGGGCGGCAACCCGAAGAAATAAAGATGGCTTCATGCGCCGGGAATGCCCTCGGGCAGAGCCCGAGATCAAGCCTCTTAGCGGAAATCAGTTAAGGAGAAGGAATCCCCCCATGGCACGCGCACAAGGCGCGCGGTCGCAACTCGCGGCTGCGTTCGAAACGGTCTACGGCACTGCCCCGGCCAGCGGCTACACCCGCCTGCCCTTCGTGTCCTCGACGCTCAGCGCCGAGCAGCCGCTGCTGAGTTCGGAACTGCTGGGCTATGGCCGCGATCCGCTGGCTCCGGTCAAGGATGCGATCACCGCCGATGGCGATCTGACCATCCCGATTGATGCCGAAGCCTTCGGGTTCTGGCTCAAGGCCGCGTTCGGCGACCCGACCACCACAGGCACCGCGCCGGGGCCGTACACGCATGAATTCCGCTCGGGGAGTTGGGCGCTGCCCAGCATGTCGATCGAGGCCGGCATGCCCGAGGTGCCGCGTTTCGCTATGTACTCGGGCGTCATGGTCAACCAGCTCAGCTGGACCATGCAGCGGTCCGGGTTGCTGACCGCCAGCGCCCAGCTTGTGGCGCAGTGTGAGACCGTGGCCGCCACCTCGCAGGCCGGCACGCCGGCTGATCTGGACCTGATCCGCTTCGGGCATTTCAACGGCGCCATCACCCGTAACGGGACAGCGCTGGGCAATGTGATCTCGGCCCAGATCACCTATGCCAACAATCTCGACCGGATCGAGACCATCCGTGCCGACGGCATGATCGACGGCGCGGATCCCTCCATCGCCACGCTGACCGGCCAGATCGAGCTGCGCTTTGCCGATATGGTGCTGATGAACCAGGCCATCGCCGGCGGGCCGTGCGAACTGGAATTCGCATACACCCTGACCAGCGGCGAAAGCCTGACCGTCACCGCCCATGCCGTCTATCTGCCCCGTCCCCGCATCGAGATCAGCGGGCCGCAGGGCATTCAGGCCAGCTTCGACTGGCAGGCCGCGCGCGGGTCCAGCCCGGAGCGCATGGCGACCATCACCCTTGTCAACGACATCGAGGAATATTGAACCTTGATCCGCTCCTTGGAGACCGGGAGGGAATTGCCCTATGATGCAGCCCGATTGCCAAAGAAGAAGGTCCCCGCGATGACACCTGCCGACATCATGGCCGCATTGGAACACCGAGGGCCATTGCCACGCGAGGCGCTGGAAGCGGCGGGGCAATCTCGCGAGGCCATGGTCCCTGTCTTTCTTGACTATATCAAGCGGCTGCAAGCCGTGCATCCCGACGATCTGAGAGGCATGAATGCCTTCATATTCATCTTCTTCCTGCTGGCGGAATGGCGCGAAACCCGCGCCTATCGCCCACTGGCCCAGATGCTCCGAAGCGATCCGGCGTTCCTGGAGGAAGTGCTGGGGGATACGATCACCGAAGACTCGGCCCGCGTCATGGCCGGCGTGTTCGACGGCGACCTGCAGCCGCTGTTCGACATCCTTCTCGATGATGCGGCCGAGACCTTCCTGCGCGGCGAGATGTTCGACACATTGGCCATTCTCGCCCTGCAAGACCCGACCCTCCTTCCACAGATCACGACCTTCCTGACCGAGTTCTTCGACCGGGGCAGCACCGCCACAGACGAGAATGTCTGGTGGGCATGGACGGAATGCATCGCCGCCCTTGGTCTTTCAGACATGGAAACCGCAGTGCGCGCAGTGTTTGACCGTGGCCTGATTCCCCCGAATCATAGTGGATTCGAGGATTTTGCCAAACGGCTGCAGGCAACCGTGGCGGCCGGGCACCCCGCCTGGTTCACCGGCCAGCGCAGCAACAACCCGGTCGAGGACACGATTGCCGAACTGGCGACCTGGTATTGCTTTTCACCGGAATATCTCAAGAAGATGGCCGACGAGCGTCTGGCCATAACCTCGAACCTGAAGCCCGACAGAGAAGACCCGTTTGATGACATCATGGCCGGAAAGACCGGCCGCAATGATCCCTGCCCTTGCGGCAGCGGCAAGAAGTTCAAGAAATGCTGCCTGCAATAATCTGACACGTCCATCACTTTCGCCGATCAACCTTCAGGCGGCGTGCTCCGGCACGTCGCCTTTTCATTTGGAGAACCACGCATGATCCGCCTGAACATGACCACCGACGCGCGCTGGGTCGATCTGCTGCCGGGGCTGCGCCTTGTGGTCTGGCCTGTGACCACCACAATCATGGCGGCTGCCCGCGCGGATGCGGCGCTCAATGATCTCGACGACGACTCGCCCAGGGAGATGCTGGCCGTGACCATGGCGCAGGCTGTGGCCCGGCGCATCGTGGTCGATTGGACAGGTGTCGGCGATGACGATGGCAACCCCCTGCCGGTCACGCCCGAAGGCATCGACGCGCTCTTGAACATCTGGCCGGTGTTCGAGGCGTTTCAGGAGAAGGTTCTCGGCCCCTATCTGGTGCTGGATGCGGAAAAAAACGCCTCCGCGCCCTCGCCGAATGGCACTATGGCGGGGGCGACCGATATTGCGCAGCCTGCCCCGGACGCTGCCCCGACTGCCCTGCCCGGCTGAACAGTCCCGAAACGCAAGAGGGCTGGCAGGTCTGGGATCTGGCCGGGAGGCTGAGCGGGCAGGTCCGGGCGATCCCCGGCGCGGTGCTGGGCTGGGACATGGGCACGGCGCTGGAAATGGGCCGCGCCCTTGGCATTGCACCGCTGGCGGTCGTGGAACTGCTGCCGGTGATCGAGGCGGAAATGATCCGCCAGACCAACCAGAAGATCGAGGAAGGCCGCCAGGATGGCTGAGAAAAAAGTATCCGTCCGGCTGGTGGCCGAGAACGGCCGGCAGGTCCGGGCGGAACTGGAGGGCGTCGGCAATGCTGGCGCCGCCAGCTTCCAGAAGCTGTCGAAGGAGGTGGATACGGCCGGCGTCATGTTGCGCCGCCTCGCGGGCATCGCCGCCGGCGCGCTCAGCATCCGCCAGGTCGCGCAATATGCCGATACCTGGACCGATCTGCGCTCGCGGGTCGATCTGGCGACCGGGTCGCAGGAGAAGGGCGCCGCCGTCATGGACCGGCTCGCGCAGATGGCGCGGCGCACCTATTCCGGAATCGAGCAGACGAGCGAAAGCTGGCTCGCCAACGCCACCGCGCTGCGCGAACTCGGACTTTCCACCGCCGAGAGCCTCGATTTCACCGAGGCGCTGAACAACGCCATGGTGGTCTCGGGCGCAAAGGCCGAACGCGCGGCCTCGGTCCAGAACGCGCTCTCGAAGGCGATGGCGCTGGGCAGCCTGTCTGGCGATAACCTGAACACGGTGATTCAGACCGGCGGCCGGGTGGCCGAACTGCTGGCTGCGGAACTCGGCACCACAGTTTCCGGCCTGCGGGTGATGGGAACGCAGGGCGCGATCACCGGCGAGGTGATCCGCAGCGCGCTGGTCGGCAATCTGGAGCTGCTGCGCGAGGAAGCGGACTCCATGCCGGCGACCATAACTGATGCGTTTACGCTGATCGGCAATGCGGCGCTGCAACTGGTTGGCAGCTGGGATCAGCTTCTGGGTGCCTCCTCCACCGTCGCCTCTGTGCTGATCCTTGTCGCGGACAATATCGAACGCCTCGCCTCGCTCGCGATTGCCTTCGCCGGCTTCATGGCCGGGCGCTGGGTGGCGGCTTTTGTCGCCGCCCGTGTCGCGACCTTCTCGCTGTCCACGGCGCTGACCGTGCTGCGCGGGGCGCTGATCCGCACCGGCATCGGCGCGCTGATCGTCGCGGCGGGCGAGCTGATCTACCAGTTTTCCTCGCTGGTCAAATCAGTCGGCGGCATCGGCACGGCGTTCAAGCTGCTAGGCGATGTCGCAAATGAGGTCGGCCAGCGCATCGTCCTGGCCTTCCAGGCATCGTTCGCGCTGCTCAATGCGGCCTGGGATGGCTATCGCGCCTATGTGTTCACGGTGCTCGACCTGATCGTGACCTGGGGCGTCACCGCCGTGGACCGATATGTTGCGGTCTGGCACGGCGGGTTTGAGGCGATCAAGGCGATCTGGGCATTGCTGCCGGATGCCATTGGCGATCTGGCGTTCAAGGCGGCGAACGGGTTGATCGCCGGGGTCGAGGCGATGCTGAACGGCGTCGTCACCCGCATCAACAGTTTCATCTCCGGCATCAACGCAGCCCTCGCCATGCTGCCCGAATGGGCGGTCGGCGAAGGAGGCGCACAGATCGACCTTCTGGACCCGTTCAGCATCGGACGCATCGACAATCCGTTCGAGGGATCGGCATCTGATGCGGGCAGCGCCGCCGCCGAGGCGTTCAGCGCGGCCTGGGACCGGACCTATTTTGAGACGCCCGACCTGTTCGGCGATCTTGCCGATCAGGCCGCGACAGCAGCGTCTGCACATCTCGACGCCGCGCAGGCACTGGGCGCGGCGGCGGTCGCGCCGCTGGAAAGCTGGCAGGCGCTGAAGGATGCCGTCACCGCCTCAGGCGAGGATGGCGCGAACGCTCTGGACGATGCCGCTGGCGCCGCCGAGCGGGTTGCCGGTGCCATGGATCGCGCCGGTGGCGCTGCGGGCCGGGCCGGTGCGGCTGGCAAGAAAGCCGGCGAAGACACTACAAACGGCGCGGAACAGGCGAAACAGGGCTGGGATGCGGTTATCGCCCCGCTCTCCGACTATGCCCAGAAGGCCCGCGACATCAGCGGTGATATCGGCAACGCGCTGGTCGGAGCGTTCCAGAGCGCCGAGAATGCGGTCGGCGAGTTCGTGAAGACCGGCAAGCTGAACTTCCACGACCTCGTGACCTCGATGCTGGCCGACATGGCGAAGCTGGGCGCGCGCCGGTTCCTGCTCGGGCCGCTGGCCGGGATTCTGTCGGGCTTCATGCCGGGGCTGAATGTGCCGATCCTCCATGCCGGCGGCATGGTCGGCGGTGCAGCGCCGTCCCGCATGGTCTCGGCCATGGCCTTCGCCAATGCGCCCCGGATGCATTCCGGCGGCTGGGCCGGGCTGCGCTCGGACGAGGTGCCGGCGATCCTGCAGAAGGGCGAGCGGGTGCTCTCGCGCCGCGAAGCGGCGGGTTACGGGGGCGGCGTCACCATCAACATCAACGCCCGCGATGCCGAGAGCTTCCGGCAGTCGCGAGCACAGATTTCGGCAGATATCGCGCGGGCCGTCGCCATGGGAAGGAGAGGGGTGTAATGACTTTTCACGATGTCCGGTTCCCGGACAATATCAGCCGCGGCGCGCGCGGCGGCCCGGAACGGCGCACCCAGATCGTGGAACTGGCCTCCGGCGACGAGGAACGCAACGCCAGCTGGGCCAACTCGCGCCGCCGCTATGACGTCTCCTATGGCATCCGCCGCGCCGACGATCTCGACGCCGTGGTGCAATTCTTCGAGGCCCGCAACGGGCGTCTGCACGGCTTCCGCTTCAAGGATTGGGGCGATCATAAATCCTGCAAGCCATCGGCGATGGTGACGCACCAGGACCAGTTGCTCGGGACCGGCAACGGAACCGCAACCGCGTTCCAGCTTGTGAAGCGGTATGCCTCCGGGGCGCAGTCCTGGACCCGCTCGATCACCAGGCCGGTCGCAGGCAGCGTCAGGCTGGCGCTGGGCGGCGTCGAGCAGCTTTCCGGCTGGTCGGTCGATACGACGACCGGTGTCGTTACATTCGGAACCGCACCCGCCGCTGGCGTCACCGTCCGCGCGGGGTTCGAATTCGATGTGCCGGTGCGATTCGACAGTGACGCGCTCGACGTAACCCTCGATATCGAGCGGCTCGGCTCGATCACCTCCATCCCGCTCGTGGAAATCCGCCGATGAAATCGCTGTCCCCTGCCCTGCAGGCGCATCTGGACGATGGCACCACCACGCTGGCCTGGTGCTGGAAGATCACCCGCGCCGATGGCCAGAGCTTCGGTTTTACCGATCATGATTGCCCGCTTGCCTTCGGCGGCACGGACTATGAGCCGGAAAGCGGGCTTTCGGCATCGGAAATCCGGTCCGGTTCGGATCTGGCCGTGGATTCGCAGGATGCTGAAGGGGCGCTGACCTCCGACCGGATCACCGAGACCGACATTCTGGACGGGCGCTGGGACAACGCACTGGTCGAGGTCTGGCGGGTGAACTGGGCCGCCCCCGGCCAGCGGGTTCTGATCCGGCGCGGTGCCATCGGCGAGTTGCGCCGCGGGCGCATGTCCTTCGTCGCCGAGGTGCGCAGCATGGCGCATGTGCTGGGTCAGACGGTCGGCCGGGTCTATCAGGGCACCTGCGATGCGGCACTGGGCGACAGCCGCTGCGGGGTGAACATTGCCGCCGCCGCTTATCGCGGCACCGGCGCGGTGGTCGATCCGATCCGCGACGGCGCCTTCACCGCCTCCGGCCTCGGTGGCTTCGCCAGCGGCTGGTTCAGCTTCGGTCATCTGGAATGGACGAGCGGCCCGAACAGCGGTCGGCTGGCCGAAGTGATGCTGCACGAGATCGCCTCCGGCGTGGTCACCATCACGCTGCTGGAAGCGCCTGTGCGCGCGGTCGCGGGCGGCAATGCGTTCACCATCCGCGCCGGCTGCGACAAGCGCAGCGCGACCTGCGCGGCCAAGTTCAGCAACATCGCCAACTTCCGCGGCTTCCCGCATATCCCCGGCCAGGACGCGGTTGTCCGCTACGCCACGGCGGATGGCGGGCACGAGGGGGCGGTGCTGTGAGAGGCGCGGCAGTTGCTGCACCGCATGCAGCATCTGATGCCCGGCCCGCCGATCCCCGATCCGTGATCGCCGCCGCGCGCGGCTGGCTCGGCACGCCCTATCACGATCAGGCCAGCGTCAAGGGCGTCGGCTGCGACTGCCTCGGGCTGGCGCGCGGCATCTGGCGCGAAGTGGTCGGAAGCGAGACGCTGCCGGTGCCGCCCTACAGCCGCGACTGGGGCGAGATCGGCAGCCGCGAGGTGCTGGCCGAGAATGCCGGCCGAGTGATGATCCGCATCGACCCGGCCGAGGCCGGGCCGGGCGCGGTGGTGCTGTTCCGCATGCGCGCGGGCGCCATCGTCAAGCATGTCGGGATCCTGACCGGCGAGGGCACAGTCGTCCATTCCTATGAGCGGCTCGGGGTGATCGAAGAACCGCTCACCATCGCATGGCGGCGGCGCATTGCCTTCGCCTTCCTGTTCCCGCGCCCGGCGCCCGGCCTGCACAAGAAGAAGACCTGACTCATGGCAACCATCCTTCTCGGCGCGGTCGGCACCGCCATCGGCGGCGGCTTCGGCGGCACGATCCTCGGCCTCTCCGGCGCTGCCATCGGCGGCATGATCGGCTCCGGCATCGGCTCGATGGTCGACAGCTGGATCGTCTCGTCGCTGTTGCCCGGCCAGCGCATCGAGGGCCAGCGCATGGACAGCCTGCGCATAACCTCGGCGACCGAGGGCGTGGTGATCCCGCGCCTCTATGGCCGCATGCGCATCGGCGGCAATATCATCTGGGCGACCGACTTCCGCGAGGAAACCAATGTTCACCGCCAGGGGGGCGGCAAGGGCGGCGGGCAGAAGGTCACCACGACCGAATACCTCTACTACGCCAGTTTCGCGGTCGCGCTCTGCGAAGGCCCGATCACCGGCATTGGCCGCATCTGGGCGGATGGCGAGGTGGTCGATCTCAGCGAGGCGACGTGGCGCTGGTATCCGGGCAGCGAGGTTCAGGCCCCCGATCCCTTCATCGCGGCAAGGATGGGGGCCGGGAACACGCCTGCCTATCGCGGCACCGCCTATGTGGTGTTCGAGGAACTGCCGCTGGCGCGCTTCGGCAACCGCCTGCCGCAACTGTCCTTCGAGGTCTTCCGGCCTCTGGACGATGCCGACACCGCCGAGGGGCTGGTGCCCGCGGTCACCATCATCCCGGCGTCGGGAGAATGGTCCTACGCAACCCAGATCGTGCGCAAGGCCGGGGGCGGCGACAGCGCGGCCGAGAATGTCAACGCTATGGCCGGGACCGCCGACATGGTGGTTTCGCTGGACCGGCTGGAAGCCATGGTGCCTGCGGTCAAGAGCGCCTCGCTGGTGGTGTCCTGGTTCGGCGACGATCTGCGCGCCGGAAGCTGCACGATCCGCCCGAAGGTCGAAATGGCGCAGAAGAACACCACGCCTGCCTGGAGCGTCAACGGCGTGAGCCGCGGCGATGCGCTGGTGGTCAGTCAGGACGATCAGGGGCGGCCGATCTATGGTGGCACGCCAGCGGATTTCTCGGTGCTGCAGGCCATCCGCGAGATGAAAACGCGCGGGCTCAAGGTGACCTTTTATCCGTTCCTGATGATGGATGTCCCGGCCGGCAACACCCTGCCGGATCCCTGGTCCGACTATGCCGCAACCATCGGCCAGTCGGTGCTGCCGTGGCGCGGGCGGATCACCTGCTCACCTGCCGCCGGTTTCGCCGGAACCGTGGACAAGACCGCCGCCGCCGCGGCGCAGGTCGATGCCTTCTTCGGCAATGCCCAGCCCTCGGATTTCGCAGTCAACGGCGACAGCGTGACGTGGACCGGCGGCACGGATTGGGGCTTCCGGCGCATGATCCTGCATTACGCCCACCTCTGCGCGGCGGCGGGCGGGGTTGATGCCTTCCTGATCGGATCCGAGATGCGCGGGCTGACCTCGATCAGATCCGGGGCATCGACCTATCCGGCGGTTGCCGCGTTGCAATCTCTGGCCGCTGCCGTCCGCTCGATCCTCGGCCCCGGCGTGAAGATCAGCTATGCCGCCGACTGGTCGGAGTATTACGGGCACCACCCGGGCGATGGCTCGGGTGACGTGTTCTTCCACCTCGACCCGCTCTGGGCGGATGACAATGTCGATTTCATCGGTATCGACAATTACATGCCGCTTTCCGACTGGCGCGATGGCTGGGAGCATCTCGATGCGCTGGCATGGCCGTCGATCTACGACCGCGCCTATCTGCAATCGAACATTGCCGGCGGCGAGGGCTTCGACTGGTACTATGCCAGCGAGGGCGACCGGATCGCGCAGAACCGCACACCGATCGAGGACAGCATCACACCGGGCGCCGGCGGCAAGGTCATCACCGCGATGCCTGTTGCAGCACCCGGCATCAGCCAAAGTCCCGGCACCAGTTTCACCACCACGGTGCCATATCGGAGTGCCAGCATCACCCTATCCTGCCGGGTTCAGTTCCCGGCCCTGATCGCGGACGGCATTGTTTTCGAGATCGGCAACCAGAGCAGCGGCATGTTCTTTGGCCTGGCCGGCGGGCAGTTGATCCTGCACGAGATCTTCTCGGCCATCGGACAGACCAGGACAGCCGCGATCCCTGCCGCCTCACTTGCCGGCAGGACCGTCGATCTGGTCGCATGGTTCGACATGGCAAGCGGCGAGATCGGTTTTGCAGTCGACGGGAATGTCGCTGCCACGGCAAGCTTCGGCGGGTCCGTATCCGGCACATGGGCCGCCAACAACGGCGCAGGATATGGCCTTGCCAACGGCCCGGTGTCGGGGTCCAGCACCGTCACGACAGCACTCCCCTGGCCGGGAACGCTGGTCAGCAATCTCAGCATATGGTCGGGCGCGGTCCCGAGTTTCGCGACCTTGCCCGCGGTGGTGCCCGAGCCGTGGATCTTCCGCTACAAGGACATCCGCGGCTGGTGGTCGAACCCGCATCGCAACCGGCCGGGCGGGATCCCCGCGGCATCCCCGACCGCATGGCTGCCGCAGTCGAAGCCGATCCGGTTTACCGAACTCGGTTGCCCGGCCGTGGACCGCGGCCCCAACCAGCCGAACGTGTTTCATGACCCGAAATCCTCGGAATCCTTCGTGCCCTGGTTCTCACGCGGCTGGCGCGACGATGCCGTCCAGCGAGCCTATCTGGAAGCGACCTACCTGTTCTGGGGTGACGCCGCAAACAACCCGGTCTCCACCGAATATGGCGGGCGCATGGTCGATATCGCGGGCAGCGCCGCATGGACCTGGGATGCCCGACCCTATCCGTTCTTCCCCGAGCTTTCCGATGTGTGGTCGGACGGCGGCAACTGGCGCCTCGGGCACTGGCTGACCGGGCGGCTGGGCGCGGTGTCGCTGGCGGCGCTGGTGCGCCACCTCTGCCTGCGCGCCGGCATGCCCTCGGCGTGGATCGATGTCTCGGGCCTCACCGGCGCGGCGGACGGCTATGTGATCTCGGCCCTGGAATCGCCGCGGACCTCGATCACCATGCTGGCGCGGCATTTCGGCTTCGATGCCGTCGAGAGCGAGGGGCGCATTCGCTTCGTCATGCGCGGGCGCGCGCCGGTCGCGACCGTCGCTCTGGACGGCATGGCGGCGGGCCGGAGCGACGTGATGGAACTGGCGCGCGGCCAGGAGACTGAACTGCCGCAGGCCCTGAAATGGCAGGTGGCGCGCGCGGACGAGGATTATGACGGCATCACCGTCGAGTCCCGCCGCATTGCCGTGAGCGCCAGCAGGGTATCCTCGGACAGCTTTCCGATGGCGGTGCCGCCCGAGGAAGCCGACCGGCGCTGCCGCCGGGCGCTGATGGAGGCATGGATCGGCCGCGAGACCGGAGCCTTCAGCCTGCCGCCCTCGATGCTGGCGCTGGATCCCGGCGATGTCATCGCGCTGGATCACGACGGACGGCTTGCCGAGATGCGCATCCTCACGGTTTCCGATGCCGAGGCCCGCAGCATCGAGACCATCCGCCAGGACCGGGATGCCTATGATCTTCCTCCCGGAAGCCCTCGCCCGGCTGCGCTTGCCCGGCCGGTCGTGTTCGGTGCGCCGCTGGTCGAACTTCTGAACCTGCCGCAACTGCGCGAGGATCTCGCGCCACACCACCCGCTGATCGCCACCCATGCCCGCCCCTGGCCCGGCCAGATGGCGGTGTTCCGCAGCCCCGAGGATTCGGGCTTCGATCTGCTGACCACGTTCAGCGGTCGGGCGCGGATGGGCGAGTTGGTGGCCGATCTCTATGCCGGCCCGACCGCGCGCTTCGATTACGGCAATTCGGTCTATGTCGATCTGCTGAGCGGGACGCTGGAAAGCGTGACGGACCTGCGCCTCTTCGCGGGCGAGAACACGCTGGCGGTCGAGCAGCCCTCCGGGGCCTGGGAGATCCTGCAATTCGGGGATGCCGACCTGATCGCGCCGGGCCGCTATCGGCTCTCGCGCCTGCTGCGCGGCCAGCGCGGCACCGAGGCCGACATGGCAGCGGCGGTGCCGGCCGGGGCGCGGGTGGTGGTGCTGGACGCAGCGCTGGTCCCGCTGCCGGTGAGCCAGGCCGATCTGGGCATGCCGTGGAACTGGCGCGTCGGGCCATCTTCGCGGCCGGTCAGCGACGACAGCTTCACCGCGCGGGCCTTCACACTACGCGGCACGGGTCTGCGCCCGTTCGCGCCCGTGCATGTCGAGCAGCCTTGGCGGCGCGCGCGCAGCCCCAGCGACCTGACCATCCGCTGGATCCGTCGCGACCGCTCGCTCGCCGCCGACAGCTGGAACGCGGTCGAGATCCCGATGTCCGAGGCTGGCGAGTCTTGGCGGGTCGAGATCCTCAACGGCGCAGTTGTCAAGAGATCCTTGACGACTGCGACCGCCAGCGTGGTCTACACCGCGGCGCAGCAAACCGCCGATTGGGGCGCGCCGCTCGCCCCCGGTGCGTCCCTCGATATCCGCATTGCCCAGATCGGGCAGGCCTTCGGTGCCGGGGCGGCCCCTGTCACCACCCTCTGGTTCTAAACAGGAGACAACCCATGCCTGACACCACAGCGCATCTCGCGCTGCCCTTCATCATGGCCGCGCAGGCTCAGAAGCACGTCACCATGAACGAGGCCCTGCGCCAGCTCGACGGCATCGTGCAGCTATCCGTTCTCGACCGCGATCTGACCGCGCCGCCGGCAAGTCCGGCCGAAGGCGACCGCTATATCGCAGCCAGTGGCGCGACGGGCGCGTGGGCTGGCTGGGACCGCAGCATCGCTTACTGGATCGACGGCGCCTGGATGCGGATCCTGCCGAGCGCCGGCTGGATGGCCTGGATCGAGGACGAGGCGCAGGCCATCGTCTGGACCGGATCGGCGTGGATCCCGGTTGTGGATGCCATGGGCTTCATCGCGCAGGCAGCCTCGGTCGCCGTGGCGCGGGAGGCAAATGGCGCGACCACCGGCATGGCGGTGCGGGAGGAAACCCTCTCCGGTCTTTCCGGGGCCAGCCGGGACTCGTCCATCGTGATCCCCAACCGCGCCATCGTGCTCGGCGTATCCGTGCGGACCGTGACCGCGGTGCTGGGGGCCAGCTCCTTCGACTGCGGCATTGCGGGTGAGCCCTCGAAATTCGGCGGCTCGCTCGGTGTGGCCGTCGGCAGCAGCAATATCGGCGTCATCGGCCCGACCGCCTTCTATGCCGGCACGCCCGTGCGGCTGACAGCCAATGGCGGCAGCTTTGCCGGCGGCGCGGTGCGCATCGCCATCCATTATCTGACCTGCAGCGCGCCGAGCTGAACCCATGGGAGAGAGCTTCATGGATACCATCCGCGAATGGTGGGGCGCGATCATGGCGGCAACCGGCCTTGGCATTTGGCTCGTGCGGCTTGAGGGCAGCAGCAAAACCGCCCTGCGCGAGATCGCAAGGCTGGAAAAGCAGCTCGACGCCGATCGCCAGGCGATTTCCGAGACCCGCAAGGAACAGAACGAGATGCTGCGCGAGATGCGCGCCGACATCAAACGTCTGCTGGAACGCAGCGGGCCCGCCCGCGACTGACCGACGCCCAATCCGACCGTCCACCCACCCCGCCAGCGCGCGGGGTTTTTCATTTGGAGAGACCGCATGACGTTTTATCAACATTGGCGGAACCTGCCGGCGACCGCCTGGCACTGGCCGAACTTCTCGCCTGCCGAGATCGCCTGTCGTGGCACCGGAAAATTGCTGGTCAACGAGGATGCGCTGAACCGGCTGCAGGAGTTGCGCGTGACGCTGGGCAAGCCGCTGATCGTGAATTCGGCCTATCGCAGCCCCGAGCACAACAGGAAGGTCGGCGGCGCGAATGCCTCGAAGCATCTTGAAGGCTCCGCCTTCGACATCTCGATGGCGAACCACGATCCGGCCAGTTTCATCGCCGCCGCCCGCAAGGCCGGGTTCAAGGGCATCGGCACCTATCCGCGCTCAAACTTCATCCATATCGACACCGGGCCGGCGCGGTCGTGGGGCGAGCCCTTCCCGGCGCGGGCGAGCAGCTTCGCGCCCGACCAGCCCCCGGCCCGCGAGCATCTGGCCGACAGCCGCACCCTGAAGGGCAGCGGCGCGGCCGGTATCGGCACCATCGGCGCGGCCGGCGTCGAGGAGGTGCAGCAGGCGCTGGCCGAGGCGCAGGACGCGATCCTGCCGCTGCTGCCCTATCTCGACGGCCTGCGCTGGATCTTCGTCGCCCTCGCTTTGACCGGAATCGCGGTGACGATCCATGCCCGTCTCGATGACTGGAAACGGGGCCAGAGATGATCGGCTGGCTCCTCACCCGCGGCCCGGCGCGCAAGGCGCTGGGTCTGATCCTCGGAGCGGCGACGATCCTGCTGTTTCTACTGAACCTGCGCCGCGCCGCGGAGCAAGCCGGGCGCGCTGCCGAACGCCTTAAAGCCAGAGAGAGAAACCATGCCATCCACCGTCAGATGCTCGATGCCGCCAGCCGCCGCCCCCCTGATCGCGATGCTCTGGCTGAGCGCCTGCGCGACGGCAGGTTCTGACAGCGCCCCCTGCCCGCCGGTGGTGGAATACAGTGCCGCCGAGCAAGCCCACGCTGCGGCCGAGGTCGACGCGCTGCCGGAAAACGCGGTTTTTGTTCGGATGATGAGTGACTATGCCGTCCTCCGCGATCAGGCGCGCGCCTGCAGGTGAAGACCGGGCCGGGCATTGCCATGCGGGAAGCGCCAGACGCCTCGACCGCAAGGCCGCGCCCGGCTCGGTTCACGGATTCACAGGTTCAAAAAGCGGCAGGGATTCGCTGCACCGGGATCGTCGCACGGGAAGCCCCGATCCGTCCCACGTCGAGAGGGCCACAATTGTGCACCCCAAGCGGCCGCTGAAAGTTGGCAGTGTCCCTTGCCGCCTATTGTCGCAACGGGCGGTGAGCCGCCTGATGACGTTGCGGCATGGCTGCCGCAGCGAAACCGAGAAAGCGGCCGTTCACGCAGGATGCGGCGAAGCGAGCGCGTGGTTGACGAAGAGGGCGAAAGCAGCCAGTGAGGTCGCGGCATTGCAGTCGCAGCAAATCGGCAATAACGGCCGTTCGTTGGCCCCTGGGGAACGACGCGACGCGCGGGTGGCGCGCTCGCCCGGCACCTCATCGTCTTCAGGGTTCCCGTCCGCCTGAGATCCCCATCTGCGCTTCGCTAGAGCGGGTTCTCCTCAAGGCATCGCACGTTCGCATTTGGGTGAATAAGCCAATACTCGGCGTGTCCGCCCTAATGTTCGTGTGGCATATACGGCCATGGAGCATGCTCAAGATCGATATGAGTCTGAGCAACCCAGAGTCGCCCAGACTAACATTACTAACAGACTCGAATAGTGTCAGCCGGCAGTGACGCGTGGTTCGCGAACGTGGATCTCCACGCGCAAGCCCGCCGTAGCGGCCATGTTAACCAAGGCGTCGAGGCCGAACAGGTCGACCTTGCCACGCGTGAGGTCCGAAATCCGCGGCTGGGTCACCCCAAAGACTTTGGCCGCTTGAGACTGGCTGAGATGCGCGCGTGAGATATGCTCTTTGAGCGCCGTCATGAGCGCCGCGCGTAACTTTACGCTCTCGGTCTGCCCCGGGCTCGCCTCGGCTGGTGCTGACGGCTCCAGATCTTTCACCGGGCTTGCTGACAATTCGCTGTTCGCACCGATGTCCAGCGAGAATTGTTCGTGGGCGATGTTGGCGATCTTCGCGGTGAGGCCAATCTTCTCTTCCGCCTTTGCGCGAGCATGATCCGACATGAAAGCGACAAGGCGCTCCAGGCCGTCCTTGTCCGATACGGTGACAAAATCCTTGTTCTTGTTCACGAAGACCACGGACTTCTTCTTTTCTCGAAGAAGCTCGATGACATTGCTGAGCGTGCCGGTGCTTTTGCAATCCCAGACCATGAGGCCATAGTCGCTGTGTCGCGCCATCTCCAGGTCTTTGGCGGTAAAATAGGCGCGCGTGCCCGCCTTCGCCTTCGAGACGACCCTGTGGACCGGCCATTCTGCGACATTGTTCCGGGGCGAGTCCCCGGTGCAATACACGGTCACCTTTCGGGCCTGGTACCTCTGGAGGCATTCCTGAATTGAGGTATCGGCGCCATCGGCGTCTCCGACCACGACGTTGAAGTCTGAAGACACGATCTTGTTGATCCTATCCGCCACCTTCTCATGCAGGCGGCTGATGGAGATTGATCCGGCAATGAAGACAGTGGTCATGGCATTACTTCCATGTGATCGAAGCGGCGTAGACATGGTTGATCTTCTTGTACGTGCGCAGCGTTTTGCAGACGGCGTCCATCGTGGCGCCCGTGTCAAAGAGATCGTCAATGACAAGCGCGTTCCAACACCCTTCGTTGGTGATGGACGGGTTGATGCTGAACCGTCCCTCCAGTGCTGCGTCCTTCGCCTCGCGGCCGTGCAGGTTCTTGAGCTGCGGGCTGCCTTCGGGCGCGGGCGCCTTGACAATGATGTCGTCAAACACTGGCGTTTTCGTCAGTTTGCCGAGTTCGTTGGCGATCTCATTGACCGGCTGGCGCGCACGCACCGTGGAGGCGGGCATCGGGATAATCAGGCCGATCTTGCCGAACAACGGCAGCAAGGATTGCTGCACTTGCGCTGCGAGCGGTTGTACCTGATTCCAATCGGCTCGATATTTAAGCTGGTATAGCGCCTCGCCGGGCTCTGAGCGCGTCGTGTTAAATCGAGGGTGGCCGTATTCGTCGTCGCCCAGGTAGACGCTCGACAGCGTATGCTTGTGGAGCGCGTAACCGAGATCCCAACTGCCTTCGAGCTTTCGAACTTGAACCTGCATGACGAAGAGTGTTCCTTGCAGGCTCCTCCGGAACGCCGCCTGCGGGGCTACGCTAGATATATACAAAATCTTGTATGGGGCGCAAGAGCTTCATGGCAGCGTCATCAATGGCATCCGAAGCTCTCATGTGCACGAGAACCGTCGCCTGGAGGCTTGACTGACTGCATAAGGTTGCATAAGGTTACTGTATGTCGCAGAATGATGCCCCTGATTTCCTAACCCTTGCAGAGGCCGCCGAGTATGTTGGCGTCTCGAAGGACACGCTTCGACGGTGGGATGCCTCCGACAAGCTCAAGCCGGTGCGTCGTCCGGGAAGCGGCTACCGCTTCTATCGGCGACCCGATCTTGAACCCTTCCGGCTCGAGTATCGGCGAGCCGAACAGGCCGCCGACGAGCCAGACCACATGTTTCAGACCCTCACCGCGGACATTGAGGCGAACCCCAAGATCCGCGAGCCGCAGCAGGGCGCCCACCGGGCAGTACGGACCCACTTCGAAGCCTCGAACGAGCCGGTGATCCTGCAGATTCCTGTCGGGTGCGGAAAGACCGGCGTCATCGCGACATTGCCCTTCGGCGTCGCCAAAGGCCGCGCGCTCGTCATCACACCGAATTTGACGATCCGGTCGGGCGTCGCGGAGTCGCTCGACATCAGCAACCCGAAGAATTTCTGGCGGAGAACGGGGGCACTCCACGATTTTTCGGCAGGGCCATTCCGGGCTGTCTTGGATGGTGTCGACGCCAATCTCCACGACTGCAACGCAAGCCAGTTCGTCGTGACCAACATCCACCAATTGGCCAGTTCGGCCGATCGCTGGCTCCCGCAGTTTCCACCGAACTATTTCGACATGATCATGATCGACGAGGGCCACCACAACGTGGCCCCGAGCTGGGCGAAGGTCTTCGATCGTTTTCCGAACGCCAAGGTCGTCAGCTTGACGGCGACGCCGTTCCGGGGCGACGGAACGCGGCCGGTCGGCAAAGTGATCTATCGCTACCCCTTCACCCGGGCGATGGTGAAGGGGTACATCAAGCAAATCCACTCCCGGAACGTCGCGCCGTCAGAGCTGTCCTTCACCTACCGTGACGATACGAAACGGCACACCTTGGAAGAGGTGATGGCCTTGCGGGAACATGCATGGTTTCGACGTGGTGTCGCGTTGGCGCCGGAGTGCAATCGCCACATCGTCGACGCCAGCATCAAATACCTTCAGGAGCTGCGCGAGCGCAGCGGTTTCCGCCACCAGATCATCGCCGTCGCCTGTTCAGTCGATCATGCCCGCCAAGTGCGCGGGCTGTATGAAGAGCGGGGCCTGAAGGCGGCCGAGATTTACGGTGAGATGGATCGAGACAAGCAGGACGCCGTTCTTGCCGATCTGCGCAGCGGCAAGCTCGACTGCATCGTGCAGGTGCAGATGCTCGGCGAAGGATTCGATCATCCACCCCTGAGCGTGGCGGCCATCTTCCGGCCGTTCGCAAGCTTGTCGCCTTACATCCAGTTCGTCGGGCGCGTGATGCGCGTCGTCCATGAGGCGAAGCCCGACCATCCGGACAACCACGCCTTCGTGGTCTCTCATGTGGGCTTGAACACCGACGCGCATTGGGACGATTTCCGCGAACTCGATCTCGATGACCAGGCGATGGTCAAGAAGTGGCTGGAGGCCGGTGACGAGAATGGCGTTGGCGACGGATCGGGAGAGCCTCGTCGCTTCGACATCGGGATGCTGGTCGATAACGAGATCGTCGGCTCGTTCATCAATCGGTCGTTCCTTGATCCAGAAGATGATCGCGTTCTGGAAGAGATGCTGGACCATGAGATCGGCGCGGGCCTGCGCCTGCGCGACGTCATCGCGAAGGACAAGCTCAGGGAGACGCTGCGCCGAAAGCAGGAAGAACTGTCCCAGATCAGCAGTGCTGGCGACCTTCCGGTGCAGCCACAGGCGCGTCGGGTTGGCGCGCGCAAGCGGCTCTCCGAACGCACGGGCTCCGTCGTCGCCCGCATTCTCAAGGATCTGAAACTCTCGCCCGCCGGCCGAGAAGTCGGCCAGCGCGATAAGACCGTCGCAGGGCGTGATAACCGGGCTGCCGTTACGTCGCTGCTAAACAAGGCGATCAACGAACATCTCGGGATCAAATCTGGGAGCCGTAAAGCGCCTGACGCAGGCGACAACGAGGACGCACTGGCTGCGCTCGACATGCTGGGAGACAGTGTGCGCGACGCCCTGAAGGGGAAGAAGGATGGCTAAAGTCAGGGACATTTTGATCGACGTGAAGATTGAGCAGGCACAGCGCCAGCGCAAATGTCGGAGGAATAGCTCACACGTCATTGCGAAGGGCGAGTGGTGTCTCGTTGTTCGCACAAACGCGACCAACGATGACTACAGCTATAGCCGTGACGCCGCAAAGCCGATGCTCGATGCGGCTTGGGCCAAGTTAAAAGGCATCTACGAAGGTCTCGGCATGTCACCGCCCGGGACCTGAAGTGCGTGACCTTCATGACTGCGTGCATGTAAACCTAGCGCGCGACCAACACGAAGCCGGGCGATGATGGACCAAAAACTGAAATGGCAGGTGCAGGATTTCGAGCGCCAGCTGGATGCGGCGCTGGACGCGCTTCCGACCCGATGCTGGTCGGGCGCCAGCTCGCTGCGTCTCGCGTCGGAGCTCTATGAGATCGGTGCCTTCACGAAGGGTATCGATGAGGTTGGTTATATCGACCGCGGCTATTCCATACTCGCGAACAGCTTCGTCTCGGGCGCTGATGGCGCCGCGGCGGATGTCGAGAGCGAAACCGACGTGCGGCAGATGATGGAGGACCTCGTCTTCGCATCGCATTATTACATGATCCGCGAGTATTTGTATTACTCGTACAATGTTCCCGGCGCGATGAACTGGTCGTTTCAGAACGGACGGGTCGAAATTCGGTTCGCGGACAAATCGATCCCCCGGCAGTTTTTCACGGTCCACAATGATCAGTTGCTCGGGTCGAAGCATCATTTCCGCGACTTCAACCACTCGGAAGAGATTCTGCGCCTGCTCAAGGATGAGCCGGAGGGCGTAGTCACGTCCAATCTGGAAACGGCCGAGCCACTCATGCGCGAAGAGGCTGATCTCAAGCTTGCTGCCTATTTTTCCCTGATATCGCCCGACAGCCAGATCGATCTGGGTGGATACACCTACGCGCAGTTCCTGAGCGTCTATCGAATGCTGCTGATGAAGGCGCTCTACCACCGCTATTTTGCGCGCGCGCAGGACGCGGTCGGCGCCGTCTACATGCCGGAAACAGATCTGCTCCACGGGATCGAGGAGGATCTGGGCATCGGCCCTGATACCGCGCGCAAGATCCTGAAGGACATGGTGTACGACCGCGACGCGACGGCAGGACGGGTCGATGCGAGCTATTTCTCGCTGATGCGGGAGGGGCAGCCGGATGGCAGGATCGTCATGCGGCCGCATCATTTCGCGATCGCGGAGGGGCTTGTGAACGTGCTGCGCGTCATCGCCCAGCGGCGCCCGAACACCTTCCTCGAGCAAGTCAGCAACGAGGTCGGCAGCGCGTTCGTCCGACGCGTCAAGTCGGCGTGGGAGGCGGAGGGCTTCATCTGCCACAGCGAAGTGTCGCTGCGCGAATTCGACGCGTCGTTGCCAGATATCGACCTGCTTGTGATCTCGGTCGAGCCCACGCTCGGCTATATGATCTTCGTGTGCGAGCTCAAATGCCCCGTGCCGCCGCGCTGGGCGAAGGATCAGCTCAAGGTGCTCAACAAGGACAGCGTTTCCAAGGCCTTCTGGCAGGTCGAGGTGCTGAAACGCTTCATCCAAACCGAGGACGGCATGCGCTTTCTCTCGCGGATGCTGCCGAAGGAAGGCCATCCGCACTTCGACGGCTTTGTCGTCGGGATCGAGCATCTGATCATCACCTCCGACAATGCCGGCATGTTCTTCGGTGCCGAGAGCACCAGGGTGATCAATTTCCGCACACTTGAGCGGCTGCTGCAGCGTTCCGATGGCGACCTGGCGCTGATCCAGCACGTGCTGCGGACCTATGCCGAACATGCCGATGAGGCACTGGTGACCAAGATGGTCGAGTTTCAGCTCGGTTCGCTGAGCGTAGCCTATGAGGCCGTCACGGTGAGCCCACTGCTCGAATTTCCGCAGGGCCACTGGCGCAGCGACCCTGAACGGCAGGCGATGATCGATGCATTCGTCGCCGACGGCATGCATCCGTTCGATGTCTTTGAGCACCGGCCGCCCGATCTTGTCGTCGTGGATCACAGCCGAGGCGGCGACAAGGGCGGTGACTGACGGGGGAGCGATCCGTTGAGAGGTAGCATTCGGGACGAAGGTCTCGACGAGCCGATACCCATGCGCGGCGCACCAGACTTGGCCTTGCCGAAGCGATCCGACCCTGCGCGGTTGCTACTCAACCTTTCCGAGTTTTGCTGCGCAAACTTCCGGACGGCGGCTTTGGAGTAATGCTGCAGAGTGGCATCCTGGGGAGCTGAGCGGCAGGTAAGGGCCGAAATGTTGCTGTCAGCGATGCGCCAGATAGTCCGCCGAAACGTAACCCGAGATACTGGGCCTGTCGGTGAGTGAGACTCTGCACCAGACCTTACCGTTATTCGTCACGCAGTTCTGGCGGGTGAGGCGCGTTCCGTCGGGCAGGCCGATTATGATGTTGTGGTCAAGGCCAGGGCCGTCCCGGAGCTTCAGGAGATCGTCTGGCCCGACACCCTCGACCACTGCCCCAGAACCGACCGCGCATCCGGCGGCGATCATGAGAGGGAGAAGAGCAGCAAAATGAGTTCGCATTATCTGACCTGAATCGTTTTGCCATCACTACGACACCATCACGCTAAAGGACAGCAGGCAGGTGCCCAACCCGGATTCGGAGAATGCGGCCACGCGGCATGGGATGAGCCCGACGGACGGCTCCGGGCCGACATTGCTCCGCTATCGCCTTCTCGCACGGCTGCGCATGACCCAATCCGCACCGCCATAAGTGACAGCGTAGATCAGCACTTCGCCTGCGTCATCATCGACCACGAAGGCAATGACGGCTTTTCGGCCAGCGGGGATTGCACGCAAGCCGGGGGCGATCTCATCCCGGAGGCTGCCCTTGTGCCGCGTGGCCTTCAGCGTGGCGATGGCCGCCTCGATCTCGGCCAGTTTGCGGGCGGCCACATCGGGCCCGGCATAGTCGAGGATGAGCTCCTCCCCGAAATTCGGACAGTGACGGAAGCTACGATCTGACGTCTGCTGGTCTCCAAGACGAGGAGATCAGAACATGTCGAAACGCAGGAACCACGATGCGGCGTTCAAGGCGCGGGTGGC